AATGTGTTTGTGGAAGTGACTTTTCCGAACAAAAGTAACTATTACACACAAATCTTTGATGAGTATGATGATCTTATAGTTACTTCTAACTATGATGCTCCTGATTTCGAAACTAGTAATGTGCTTCTTACAGTTACATACCCCGATAAAGAAAACTACTTCACAGAACTGTATGATGAAAGCGATACATTGTTGGTAACCTCTAATTATAGTGCACCTGAAACAGTAAGTGGTGTGACGACGGTAAATTTGGTTACTGTGTATCATATACATCCTTCTAATAACGTGTCCGTAGTCACAACAACTTATTTAGGGACCGATTTCTTTGAATCTAATATGATCAACCTAGTTGAAGAGTATACCGAGCAAACGGTTAGCGCTGGAATAACTTCCGTAGAAGTTAGAGAGTACAACTCTCTATTAGAACTTGTAAAAACTAAAGTGACTACAACCGATACAATTAATACAACTGTAACAGTAGTTGAAACTTATACCGACGATACTTATTCTGATTCTAAACGAATCACAACAATTTATTCAGGGGAATATGTAGTCACTGGTACCATTCAAAGCATTACAGATGAATCGTTTGCAGTGACTATTCAAGACGGAATAACAAATGTCACGATTACAGAGAAAACATCGACAAATATTGTTGTCAAGCTCACAGTGATTTCCAAAGACAATAATATAAATAAAACAACTGTTACTGATACGTACTTCAACGCTGTATATCCTGATGTATATAGTTTGACTACGGTATATGATGGTATAGGTGTGAATGAAGACAATATAGAAAGCACTACAACAGAAATAGCACCGTATGTAGGATTATTGGATAATAACCATATATATACCAATTACGAAAGCGACTATACACATCTCAGAGGTGGATATGCTGTCAAACATTTATACACAGAGTACACAGGACCCCATATCCGAATTAAAAGATCATCCGACAGTGGTGAGTTAGATGTGACATTTGACACGAATGGTGTTTTAACTGAGTACTATGAATGGATAGGAACGGATATAGCGAATGTGGTGACATGGTATGACCAGAGCACAAACGGTAACCATGCTACAGCTTTTGGTACGGTGACGTTCGATTATACGAACAAGAGGGTCGTGTTGGGTCCAGATGGATATTTTGAATTACCGAATGGCACAGTACCATATGGAGACGATCCATATACTATGATACTCGATCATGGAGAGAGCAAAATAGACAGTAGAGGAAACATAAATGGAACATTAGTTTATTCGGGAAAAGCGTATGCTTATAATAATTTTCAAGGAAATTGCATAAGGGTAAACAATTCTACATTTTATAATAGTATTTGGCATCGTGGGAATGGTGCTGATTTAACTGAAGGATATTACAGACCAGAACAAGTACTTATAAACGTATGTGGAACTCGTGTAGACGGTTACGTAGATCGTGAAATATACGCATATGTTGATGGTATTAATGGTCAACAACAATCAACGAATACAAATGTTAATACAGCAATACGACAATCTTTAGATATTAACAACTATATAGGTGTGTGGATTAATAGCGACACGTCGGGTAAACAATGGTATTGGAACGGTGAGATATACACCGTCCTCATTTACGACAAGTCGTTAGAATATACGGATATTGATTTTATATCTGAGAGATTAAGACCAACTTCCTAAAAAATAAAATTTATATAATATTACTATTTAGTAATCATAAGAAAAATGCCTGCTACCTATTTATTAACCACTAATAATTTAGGTGATGTGGATGATATTGAGAAAGCTCGTGATAACTTAGGAATATCAAGAGACATAGTGGATCCGAACAATGTGGACATTAAGGGTGGCTCTGTATCAGTTGACTATTTTCGTTTGACTCAAATCGAACCATTTGATACGGGATACATTTTGACTGCGGATTCTGACGGAGTTGCGAAATGGTCGGCTTTAGAGTTATCGGACTTAAATACAAATATAAGTAGTTTCATAAACAATGTGCCTTATGCGTCTCAGGAATGGACATGTAATAATTTTATGCGAAATGAGGATAATCTGAGTGGAATCACGGATAGGGTTGTTGCGTTAAGTAACTTAGGAATCAATTTCACATTTGGTGATGTAGACGATAATCTGAATGGTTATTTGCAGATGACAAACATAGTGATGAGTAATTTGCAAGTAAATGAAAGTGCTCAAATAAATGAGGTTATCATTAATGATAAGATCACTTATAATACAGATTTCGTCTCATCAAATAATATGGTATATATCGATCCAAATACAAAGGAAATCCGAAGCATTGAATTAGGTAACGATATAGAGGATATCGATATTGATATTGATGCCAGAAAGAGACCACCAAGTATGGCATTATTAAACACTGTATATCAAAATATTTCTGAAACAATGAACACTATGGAGATAACATTAGGTAATTTAATCATTGACAACTATTATTTACAAATAACTCGCAATTTATCCGATTTACCTGATGCAGAGATTGCTAGATCAAACCTTGGCTTCCAAGGTGTGACAATAAACGATGATGGTATAGAGACTGGAAGACTTCGGTTAAATAACGAATTCATATTGGATCAAACAACACATGAAAGTGGTCAATTCTTAAGATGTGATGCTTCAGGCAAAGGAACTTGGGAAAGTTTACCAGATGCTACAGCGACCGAGAAAGGTACAGTTCGTCTTACCAATGATTATGAATTTGATACAACTTTTGATGATACAGTGGTTGCTAGTTTAAAAACAATAAAGAGTTTTAATGATGGCTTCGCAGATTCAACAACAGAGTTAGTTGAATCACGTTTAAAGACCACCAATTTGTTAAGTGAATACAAAGATCTGAATATTAATGACAGAGCATTATTATTATCTAATTTGCATGTGACACATAATGCCATATTTGATTCACCAAACAACCTTGCGTATTTCGTGGATGACGTAGGGTTTTTGCGTGCAGACAATTTTTTGTATGAAATAGGAGGGTACTCAAATGGAATTGAACAAACAAGGTCTAACTTGAATTTAGTAAAGGTTGCATGGACGGGAAGCTATTATGATTTATCAGATGTTCCTTCTATTAATGATGATATGTATATAAAGGTTGATAACAATTTATCAGAATTTGAGTCCGAAGCGAATAGAACACAAGCTCGTGATAACTTAGGACTGTTAGATATGGCTACAATGTCACGCTCCAACGTAGATATAAATGGAGGTGTCATTACCGATCTAACAAGTATAAAAACGAATGAACTGATATTATATGATGTTGACATACCTATAGATTCTATGAATAACAACACTTGTTTTTTGAAAGCAGGTGATACAAGTGGTACAGCTACATGGGGAGCTTTACCAGATGCAACAGCGAACCAAAAAGGGATTCTGACATTACAAAGTTCATTTGATGATCATGATGATTCAAGCGCATATACATCATCATGTGTTCATGATCAAATAATTAGCATTACTACCGAAATCAATTCAATTGTGGTAGATACAGAAATAATTGATAGCAACATAAGTACAAATTCTAGCTCCATACAAACACTAAGCATTGCATTAAGCACATCCTTGTATCATCCGTCAACAGGTGTAAATAATGCATTGAGTACACTTTCAAATGATATAAATCTTTTGGAAGTTTTAGTGGATGGAAACCGTCATGACTATGATCTAAACAATGTAGATATATACAATACATTAAGTAATATTGAAAGCGAACTAACTATTGTTGTGGAAAATCAAGTGAATACATTAAATACTAGTATAAGCACAACCACATCTACATTAAATACTAGTATAAGCACAACCACATCTACATTAAATACTAGTATAAGCACAACCACATCTACATTAAATACACGTATAGATTACGAAGTGTCTAATATAAACGAAGATATACTTTATATGACATCTAATGTAAGTACATTAGATGGTTCATTGAGTTTATTAAAAACACAGTTTCAAAATTTACATACGATGGTTGATTCATCAGGAGGGGTAGATAGTCAAAGCTATCGTATTAATGTGATTGAGAGATCATTATGGGGATACGATAACGAACCACTTGGTATAACCTACAATCTATCAAATCTAACGGAAGATTTTAGTAATTATGTTCTCAGTACAAATAGTGCAATAGATACAACAAATTTGAGTATCACGGAGAATCGTGATAGAATTATTAAATTAGAAATACAACAATCAAACACAGTTGATGATATTTTAGAAATAAAAACGGATATAAATGATACCAAATCAAACTTACTTAGTACATCTATTGATCTACTAACACATAAAACCGATTATGGCTATTTAAAATTAAATGTAGATTCTAATAATGATAAAATAACAGAATTACAAAACTCGTTATGGGGAATAACGGATGAAAATACATCTGGAGTGAAAGGGACATTATCTAATTTAAAGAGTGAGTTTGATTCACATGAGGAATTTACGATAGCTAATGTAGTAAGTTTAACATCAAATTTAGGGGTAACAAATTCAACATTAAGTCAGGCAACTACAAGTATTTCCCAAATGACCAATAGTTTAGATCAGCATATTATTCATTTCAATTATCTTCATAGCAATGTCGATAGTAATATTTCTAAAATAACGGCCATTGAACATTCACTATGGGGACTTTCGGATACAGAGCCGACAGGTATACGAGGGGATTTAACTCAATATATGACTAGTTTTGACAGTCATATTACTGAAGAGTATAATGTATTAAATGCGTATTCTCATTCGAACATTAATGCTTTTTCAGAAAGACTTGCTTCATTAGAAGGGGGGTCAGGGTTCGAGCAAGAAACTATTGCATCAAATGTCTTTACAATTTTACCTAATAAAATCGAATTATTAAGCGTTGCATTGTCATCACAAATAGAAAATGAACAAAATAATCATGACATGCATTCAGCTTTGAATACGCAGTTATCAGATTCTCTTACCACTTTCAGTAACGATTCATCAGGTTACATACATTCTTTAAGCAATAGTTTAACTGCAAATATATCATTAGTGGATAATGTATCTACTTTAGCTAATCAAAATTATACTGATATACTAAGTACAGCAAATACCCTTTATACTCTAAGTAATGATTTTAATCATTTTAAGACATTAGAATGGGATAGAGATTTTAAATTGACTACATTACCAAGCATTGATACTAATATATCAACTTTAGAGTCAACAGCAACATTGTTAAGCACAAATATTTCATCGACATTAGACATTTCGTTATCAACTCAGTCAAATTTGAACACCACTACAAGTTTAGCCGAATCATTGAGTATTTCTCAAGAATTCTTATCGATCAACTTGAGTACTTTAGAAGTTTCATTAAGTACTTCCGATAACGACACTGTGAATTCTATTAATTCTATTAATAGTTCCGTAACAGCATCGTTAGATAGAATAACTTTGGTAGAAGGGCAAATAGGTAGTACAGGTAACTTAAATTTTGTTTCGACGCAAGTGTTCAATACTTTGAGTACGAATTTCAGTATTTTGAACACACATGTCTATGAATTAGACAACTCCATAAGTGATACTAGTATTCAACTATCAAATTTGGATTTATCTGTTACAGAAAACTATGATAGAATAACATCATATTACAGTATTCCATTGCAAGATAGTGATATGCGAATTGATATAGAAAACGATAAAATAAAATTTAAAAAGAAAGATAGTAACGGAAATTATCAAACTTTGCATATTTTTAGATGAACAAAAAAATCTAAACAAATCTAAATAAATATGGCCGATAATATAATAAAAAAACTAAACAATTCTGTGAAGCAAACTGCGAATAATGTAGAAAAAGAAAATGTCAAACTGTCATTTTTTGAAGATGCACTGTCTAAAATAAAAAAGGAAATAGTGAACGACGAAATAGGAATTGATAATATAGTTATAACAATAATCAAACTTATGGAGATTGTAGAAAAGTATAAATCTTTGAATGGTTTGGAAAAAAGAATACTAGTAATGAAGGTGATTAGTAAGCATATTGAGAATTCAAACATGTCAGAAGATGACAAGAGTAATATGATTTACATTATAGACAATACAGGTTCTCAGATTATTGATACTATAATATTCACATCGAAAGGAAAACTTTTCAAAAGCTTTAAAGGAAGACTGTTTAAAATGTTTAGTTGTTGTAAATAGAATTGTAACTATCAAAAAAAGACAAAAAATGTAAACGATCTTGAAAACTCAATTTTCTGAGCCAAATGTCAAATATTTTTTTTTTCAATATACAATTAGAAAATGTATTGGTATGAATATCAATGTAAAATACGCCATTTTTATAAATGTGAAAGATATATTTATATTTGTTGTGATAATTATTATTTTTTTGTTTTTTTAAAGAGTAAAACAGTAACAATTGTTTATAAATAAATAAATTGTCGTATGTTAAATTGTCATTCAATTTGTTCAATAGTTTAACGGTATCAACGAGTTCATTTTTAAGTAAATTACTAACATGGTTAAGTTTTGTTAAATGCATGTAAATATCACATATTATATCATTAGGCAACCATTTAATATAATGAAGCTGATTAATTTCCATATACAATGATACTCTTTATATTATTATATGAATTTGAAAAAAATTAGGAAAACGTATTTGTTCGTAAGCAATTATAGTAGACTTAAATTTGCTTTGTTTCGTTGTAAAGATTAATTTTACGGTAGTTGTTGTTAAGTTTCTTACTTCTCCATGAATCCGGAAGTTGGCAGACTTGTTCTTTGAAACCTTTATTATAAATACTATCAATCTCTTCAGTTTTGAGAGCATAATTATAGTAGGTCAAGTCAACGATATCAGCATCAACTATTCCTACACCATCCAAGTCTCTGTTTGATGCAAAAAGAACAATGGGTCCATTGTTTATTTTAAGAGAGTTCTTTTCGAAAGACTGTGTTTTGACAAGAGCATCATCAATAAAGGCATCTACTTTAATGCCTTTTTCGATACCGCCGAAATCGAAATTATCTTGAATCGAGAAGGTAATTAAATTATAATGCGGATTTTTCTTACTTGATTTGATCATACCGAATACATCGGAATCAAGATCTACAAATAGATGTGGGTTTCTTATGCTGTTGAATTCAATACGAATGGAATTGGGTGATTGACCGAAACGAATAAGCGGGCATTTATCAACTCTGTTTCTGAGTTTATCTTTTCTAAGTTTTTCATTTTTTTCAATGTCGGAACCGGTATATTCGTTTACATTTTCAGGTTGGAATTGTTTATGTTCAATGTTTTGATCACCACTGTAGCTACCTGTATCACCGCTACCTCTTTGATAGACATATCCTTTTTGCAAATCACTTCCATCATCCTTTATTTCTACACCACGATAGAATATTATTTTGTTTTTAAGAATTTCTTCAGTTCCAACACCACGACGAAGCCAGAAAGAATAACTGAATTGAGCTCCACCTAGTTGATTTGTAGAGCGGGGAAGATCTACATACATTTCACGATATGGATCGAAAGTATCAATAACTACACGACCTTTGTCAAGACTACATATACCTTTAGTAATAGGTACTGCGACTTTATTTTTAGATGAAAGATCGCTGATAGAAAATGTGGTCTCTTTTTTCATTTTGTAGTAATCGCTGAATATATAAGGCAAAAACATGAAATTTATTATGAGACTTAAAAATACACCAAATATGAAATACAGACCTCCTTTCTGAAATGAATTGATATTCTGCATATTACTATTTTAATTTATTAAAAAGAAAAAATATTACAATTATAGTTTTGTTTTTATGTGGAAACTGTAGAATCATTACTAACAGCTATCGTATCTAATTTGAAGAATGGATTACGCACACCATACATGGGTATACCGATGCTACTAAGCATGCTTTTATGAAGTGGTCCTGATTTGTAAACAATCTTTGAATGGTCTACTGTAATAGCGTAGTTGAAAAACTGAATCTTGCTAAGATAACCAGTGAAAACTTCAGAACCTTGAATTCTACCGATGTATAAATTTTTACCAATATTAGTGGTAGATACTAGTCGTTTACCACAGCATATGTTATCCATTTTACAACAAGCATTTCCGTTATCACAAAATTGAATTCCTTGAGTTCTATCCGTACTTAATCCATTATTAGCTTTTTCAATTAATTCTTTGTCAGAAATATCAACAACCTTACGAAGTTCACCATCTACGAAAAGTTGAATGTACTCATTTTCAACAACAAGGTTGACATTCACCCAACGCTGCATGGGAATATAATCAACGGTTAAGCGAAGGAAATCGCATCCTCTGTATTTGTGTAAATCGAGAAGGGTATCAGTGCGTAAATTCGTATTAACGGCTTCTCCGTTTGTTTTGATTAAAACATGTAACTGATTGTATTCTGGATCAAGATAGAATATCGATGATGCATTCGTAAAGCTATCGTCACTACTACTTAAAAGCACTAACTTAGGTGAAGTAGTTCGTTGTAATGATTCAATATACATCCATACAGAGTACGAGAATTCAGCACCATTATATAATGCGGGCATTGTGACATCTGTGTTTATATTTTTACTAATTGTTGATGAATTTACTGTAGTTGCACTTTTTAAAAGAGTAACAGTGCGTAAATCAGTTTTCATAATGATTTTATATAAATGATATATGACATACAAGGAAACACCGGTTACTAAAACTATCATTGCAATAGTGACAAGACTCTGTGTAGGATTAGAATCTGCCATCAGTTTATTTTTATTTTTATATTGAGAAAATATAATATGATAATAATCATTTCATCAAAGATGTTTTTACTTTTGTAAATGCTTTTTTTTTAGATGGCATAAAATCGGATATAAATCTTTGAATAATTTCAAATTCATTCTTTGTGATTAATTTGCATATATTTTCCGAATCCATATTTCCCAAAACACAATAAATATACATAAATGGAAATAGGCACATATATTTGTTAATATTCATATTTTGTTCCATTTTGACTATTTTTTTGTTAAAGTTTAGTGCTAATGATTGTTTGTTGACCATTTGCGAGAAATCTAAGGATTTTGGTGATGAATAATTGTCATTATCTCTTAACACTAGATTTATACTTTTTAATTTACTATATAGAGACATATCCCATAAAAAAGGATCGTTGTACTCAAACATTGTACTTGTCATTAATTCATGTTCTAAAAATATCTTACTCATATGGGAAACGATATTAAGTTCTTTTATATCAACATGTTTCGTTTTTCTTTCAAGACTTTTATAATAGTTTTCATGAACGCTGCTTAAAATTTGATTCGTATCACGGACGATCATTTGTTTAATACATTCGTCATTTAACGCGTTTTTTCCTAACAATAGTTGAGTTAGTTCAAAAGGAGATGTTTCAATAAAGGCATCTTTTTTTTTCAAAGATATCGTTAGATCTATGTCGTCATCATCAAAAATGATGTGTAAATGATTTAAAATAGTTCTTAAATCATTATCATTATCTTTTATAAGTTTTGTTAATTTGATATAATCAATTAAAGCATCTTCATGAGATGAAGTGATATTTGTAATGTATTCGTCAATAATTTGAAAACATTGATTAAAAGAGAGTTTTTTAAAAGAGAAAGAATTATGAAACAGCACTTTTATGTCTTGAATCTTTTTAGTATTTGAATTAACAACACATACAATTGGACAGTGAACAACAAATCCAAGATCTTCTTTTTTATTTTTTAAAAGTTCTTTTAAAAATGTAGCAAAATAACGATCATTATTCAAATTAATATCAATATCGTCAAATATTATAAGTTTTTTTTTTTTAATGAAAAAACACGAAATCACCGAGTCAAATGTGCAAAAGTTTTTAATTTTATTTTTAAGATCCATAATATTCGAATAAGAGCCTGCTGAGATAAGTAGAATGTCATAAAGGTTGTTTTCAAATATTAATTTTACAATTGTAGATTTACCACATCCCGAATGTCCTGAAAGAATGGTTGTTGTAAATTCATTTTTTAATACATTTTTATCATCAAAGAGGGTACTCTTTATTTGTTGAATGGTTGAAAAATAATGATTAAATTGTTTTAATTTTAAATTTTGTTTATAGTTTTCAAAGATGGACGGATCAAACATACTAATATATCAACATTAGAATTTGATTGAGCGTTTTGTTTTTAAATTTAGGTTTTTAAGGATTTGTTTTTGTTGCGCATTCATTTCTGGCTTCATTCCAAACAAAATGGCTCGCAAGATCACATATATTTCCTGCGGTATTTAAACGATCAAGATTAATTTCTACACCTTGGTGCGAAGATGAATCTGGTGCTCTATTAATCCAATTTTGTGAGTAACTTGTATCATTTCGGAAGCTATCTGCTAATAGTGTATGTGAAGAATGGTTATGATAACCAAGTCCTTGAATGTCCAAACCGGAATGTATTGCATCGTCATTGTTATGCATAATAACGCTACCTTTGTAGTGCACATGCTTACCACCGGTTATTTCTTGAAGACTAGTTTCAGAATGATCCCCAATAGGATGATCATAGAAAGTCACTCTCCTGTCATCATCTCCATTATTAGGATTGCTCTTTGTAACACCGGAGGTCATATCATGTAAATAAATGGGTTCATTTGTAGTGAATGTCTCGGCAGCGGGGGAGGCAGCGGGGGAGGCAGCTGGGGGACATATGGCGGTACCATCGGCGGCAGTGGTGGTGGTACTGGTTTTCATTGCACTATTTAATTTATAAATGACCGAATCTAATTTTTGTTCCGATCCAATAGTGCCAGTAAGTGCATTTCCAGATTCGTCAACAAATGACCCTGGAGTTGGATTGAAATTTGAAACGAATTTTTCACCGGAACCACCAGCGAATTGTAAGTTACCTTTTTCATTGTTGGAATAGTTTTTGCATATGTTTATATCTGTATAGTCATTAGTGTCGCCATTTCTAACCTTGACAGTGTCTTTAATCCAATATTCAGGACAAGTATTAAGGATTACTGCGAACTCTCTATCCGTAAGGTTCGACTCTTTTAAATTAACAATTTCTTGAATATTCTGTATTGAACCAAGGAGTGCAATACCAATTGAAGATACTAACGGAATTAAAAGAAATTTAGGCTCTGGAATACTGAATGTGCTTACCATAATAATAAATAGCACAATAAATACCGCAAGTAATACAAATGTGCCGAAAATGGCTTTAAGGGGAACAACGGTTGCGTCAAACATTTAATAAATAATCAGAAAAAATATGAGTGATTTACAATTCATTAGTGAATAATACTCTTGTTCCAGCTGTGCTCATATTTTTGCTTCGTTCAAGAGGAACAGGTAAATAAGTAATATCATGTGAATAATTAATGTATTGATTGAGTTCCGAAATAATTTGTGGAACAGTAAAATTCAAAACTTTAGCATTAAGTTCTTTAACTTGTTGAACTATATTGTCTAATCCATGTTTTGCATATTGTAAATAAAAAGATCGCATAATGATTTGTAATTCTGTGTCACTTTGACTCGAAATGATATGTTTTTCATTTGTATGTTTAAAAACCGAATATCTTATACCGTTTTGAATAGCATCGATGTTTTTTTGTGAAAAATATAATGACGCTAAATCGTTATCTGTATGTAAATACCGAACAGCGTTTGCTTGAAAATGAGCTGGATTAACTTTATTTTCTTTAAAAAACTCGTATGATGTTAGATTGGTTTTATGTAAAGTATCTATTCTACCATTAGACTGCATACTTTACAAATTGATAAGAAATATATTAATAATGTGAGAGAGAATAAATATATGTATTAATAAAAATATAAGAAAATGAATAATACTGACCAAATATTGCGTAAATTCAACAACTACTTTCTAAAAAACGAGCTTTCTTTCAAAGACGATAATGCAGTGAATCACATGCATAATGTAATGTATGGTGGACAAGATTGTACAGGTACGAATAACATATTCAAATTGACCATGCAGTCGTTGAACAATAATCAGAGAACAATTGTAGGTGATACGTTGATGGGAGGGCGTGTAAGTTTTCCATCAAACTTTTTCGATCCAAGTGCTTCATTTCCAAAATGTAAAGCTTCTTCAACTATCATGGGAGATGTTACACCAGGAACTGTTAGACCTGCTTTAAAATCTACATTCCAGCTTGTTGGTGGTGGTAACTCCTTAATGACTAAAAATCAGTTAAACAGTATGTTAAAACAGAATGGTGGAAATTACATGAAACTAAATGAAAAAGATAAGCGTGCATTATACAATAGCTATAATCAAAATTTGAATTCGTTTATGGAAAATTTTGATTCATTTAAAGGTGGTCGTTCTATAAGCAAAAATACAATAAATCGTGCATTTTCTGCGTTAAAAAAAAATTGAAAGTTACTTTAAGGAAAAATAAATAACCGTAAGTACAATGTCAAAAAACATGACAAAATCCGCTTCATCTTCTAGTAAGAAGTATGTCAAGATGAATCCAATGGAACATGTTTTAGCTCGTCCTGGGATGTATATCGGGTCCATAGAAGTAGACAAGACATCATTGTGGGTATTGAATAATAATAAAACTGAGATGATAAAGAAGGAAATCGACTACATACCAGGATTGTTTAAGATTTTCGACGAAATACTGGTAAATGTGCTTGATCATATTATTAGATTGAAGTCAGAATCTGGAGATTGTGTAAAACAGGTGAAGGAGGTATCTGTTCACATGACTCCTACTAAAGTAATTGTGTATAATGACGGAGAGGGAGTAGATATTTACAAACATGATACACATGGTGTGTATATTCCGGAGCTTGTATTTGGAAATATGTTAACATCAACTAATTATGATGATAATGCCGAGAGAGTAATAGGTGGTCAGAATGGAATTGGAGCAAAAGCATGTAATATTTATTCAAAAAGCTTTGAGATTGAAACGGTTGATTCTGTCAGAAAATTGTTGTATAAACAAAAATTCAGTGAAAACATGTTTGAGAAGAGTGTACCTGAAATAACAAAGTATACAAAGTACCCGTATACAAAGATCACTTTTGAGCCTGATTTTTCAAAATTTAAGATAACTGAGTTATCTGATGACATGTTAAATCTATATATGAAACGAGTTTATGATATAAACTCTATTTCACTTGGGAATTTGAAAGTAAATTTAAATGATGAAAAGTTGAAAGCAAGTACTTTTGATAAATATGTTGATATGTTTATTGGATCCAAGAGCGAACATCCTCGTGTGAGTGATGTATGTAGCAACAACAGATGGCAAATTGCAGCTACATATAGTGATGATGGGTTTCAGCAAGTATCATTTGTGAATGGTATAAGTACAATTCGTGGTGGTAAGCATATAGAGTACATCACAAACCAAATTACAAAAAAACTAAGTGAAATGATTAACAAGAAGAAGAAAACGAATGTAAAACAGCAACATATAAAAGAGTTTTTGTTCGTTTTTGTGAATAGTACTATTGTAAATCCAACATTCGATAGTCAATCGAAGGAAACTTTAACAACACCTATATCAAAATTTGGTAGTAAATTTGATGTGGATGATAAATTTATTGATAAATTGTACAAGACTGGTATTGTAGATAAAGCTATAAATATATCTGCGCTATCTGATGATAAGAATAGTAAAAAAACAGATGGAAAGAAGAGAAATACATTGCGTGGTATTGCAAAACTCGATGATGCAAATTGGGCTGGAACAAAAAATAGTGCAGAGTGTACGCTTATTTTAACAGAAGGAGATTCTGCGAAAACAATGGCCATATCAGGTTTGAGTGAAGTTGGACGAAATAAATATGGTGTTTTTCCCTTAAGAGGGAAGGTTATGAATGTAAAAGACATGACCTTAAAAAGGATCAATGATAATGAGGAAATTACGAATATAAAGAAAATCTTAGGGTTGGAGAGTAATAAACAATATCAGGATGTAAGTGATTTAAGATATGGAAAGATTATGATAATGACTGATTCAGATGTAGATGGATCTCATATCAAGGGCTTGTTATTCAATGTATTTCAAAGTATGTGGCCAACTCTTATGAAGATCGATGGTTTTATGAATTCGATGCTTACTCCTATTGTGAAAGTTCGTAAAGGAAAAACGGTAAAAGAGTTTTATTGTTTAACTGATTACGATCATTGGAAAAAAGATACACCTAATCATAATGGGTGGGAGATCAAGTATTATAAGGGGCTGGGTACATCTACAAACAAAGAAGCCAAGGAGTATTTCAAGAACATGAAGTATGTTACATATACATATGATAAAGAATTATCTGATGAAAGCATTGATATGGCATTCAATAAAAAGAGAAGTGATGATCGTAAGAGATGGATATATGAATATAACATGGATAATACTCTTGATTTCATGAAGAAGGATGTTGAGTATTCCGAATTTGTGAACAAGGAATTAATTCATTTCAGTGTTTATAATTTAGAGAGATCTATTCCGAGTATATGTGATGGTTTGAAGAAAAGTTTGCGTAAGATATTGTATTGTTGCTTCAAAAGAAAGCTTCATAAAGAGATTAAAGTGGCACAACTAGCAGGATATGTGAGTGAACACGGTGCATATCATCACGGTGAAGTAAGTCTTCAAGATGCGATAATAGGTATGGCTCAAGATTTTATTGGATCGAACAACATTAATCTATTGTGTCCTAATGGACAATTTGGATCTCGTGTTCAGGGTGGAAAAGATTCAGCGAGTTCAAGATACATTCATACACAACTTAATACACCAATAGTTTATGCATTATTCCATCAAGATGATCATGACATATATACTTATATGGAAGACGACGGTTTGATGATTGAACCACATCATTATATACCAATCCTTCCAATGATATTGATCAATGGTACAAGTGGTATTGGAACTGGATTTAGTACAAACATTCCATGTTATAATCCTAAAGATATCATTTCAAACATAAGAATTTTATTGAAAGATGATACTGCAGAGTTGAACGAAATGACACCGTGGTATAGAAATCATACTGGTGTAATAAAAGATGGTGTCAGTTATGGAAAGTATCATCGAAAATCTAATACTATGATTGAGGTTACAGAATTGCCTATTGGAATATGGACCGAGGATTTCAAGGTACATTTGGAAAGTTATATTGATAAAAATCCAAAGATCTTAAAAGATTACGAAAGCCATTATACGGAAAAGATAGTTTCATTTATACTTATTTTCCATAACAAAAATGTGACTGATGAGATGTTTGATATTAAAGATGGTCAAACATTAACTAAATTTCAGCAAGAATTCAAGATGACAAATTCACGACCATTAATGACTTCAAATATGCATTTGTATACATCAGATGGAAAAATAAAAAAATATGAAAATGTGTTGGATATTTTGAGGGAATTTTATACAATCCGTTTAAATGCTTATAAAGATAGAAAAACGAATCTTATTTCCAAGATCAACCATGATATATTATTTATGGATGCCCGAATTCGATTTATTCTTGATGTCATTGAAGAGCGATTAAAATTATTGAATGCTAAAAAAACAATTATTCAAAAATATCTTGAAGAAAATAAATTTCCTAAACAAGAAAATTGTTACGATTATCTGATAAAGATGCCTGTATATAATTTTACATATGAAAAAAAAGAAGAACTTATTAAAGAACTCAATAAAAAAAGAGATATATTGACTACATTAGAATCCACAAATGAAAAGACCATGTGGCTTGATAATCTTAATACATTCGAAGACATTTATCAAACACTTTAAAACTTCTCGTATGTGTAAAAAAAATTGAAATTAACTTAAAGATATATATATATTTTTTTTAAATAGGATCTCTTTAAACCATTACAAATTTTGGTAAATAAGATATCAAACATGTTAACATTTACGAATTATAGAATATCTACGATGACAGCGACTGGATGTATAGGTGTAAATGTAAATTTAGATAGTTTGTATGATCATGTAATAATAGTGGATATATTGGATACGAATGTCATGGGAATAGTATATGCTGAATTTGGAAGCAACAAACATTCACAGATATGTAAAGGTGTTAATTTAAAAAAGAGATATGTAAGAGTGAATGGTAAAAAGGAAGCGTATACGAAAAGATTTGACAATTCAGTAACTATCAAATACAGAGTTAATGAGAAAGATACATTAAACATCAAGGTTTTTAAGAATGGCAAAATTCAAATGACTGGAGTCAAGAGTGTAGAGCAGGGTAAGAATGCGATCCAAAGTATTATTGATATGATTAAAAATATACATGAAAATCACGATAAAGAGGTTGTTGACAATATCGATGATTTAAAATTTACAAGATTCGATATACATTTGATAAATAGCGACTTTCGAGTAGATATGGAGATAAGGAGGGATTTATTATACAATCTGCTGTTAAAAGAGTTCAGTGTATCTTCTTCGTATGAGGCTTGTATATATCCAGGGGTTAAAATTCAATACAATTTAAACAAAAATTTGGATATAAATACTACACCACTCGGTAAACAAGGTAAATGTTGTTGTCCAACACCATGTAATGGGAAAGGTGATGGTATAACAACAGATGCGTGTAAAAAAATCACAATATCTATATTTCAAAGTGGATGTATTTTAATAACTGGTGTGACCAAGGAAATACATATAGATATTGCGTATAATTTTATAAAGAATGTTTTAAATGAAAACCATGATAAGATTAAGAGAGTCAAGTTACAACTTCCATCGTAATAAACAGCTATGCTATTTACTTACGGGTCAATGTTTCAAGAAAAATGTTCATCTTTTTAAATTCCGTTAGGATATCATTAAGCACATGGGTTACATTTTTGTTTTCACCACAACTATCGGTACATGTTAGGAATTTAGTTAATCTGAAGTAAACTGGATCTACATTTAAAAGTTGCGCAGTGCTTATTGAAGACGTATCTGTTTCATCGTCACTAGATTCAATATCGTCACCACTTCTACTACCATTTCTGCTACCATTTCTGCTACCACTTCTAGATTTACCACCACCATACATAAACTCATCTTCTTGATGATTAATAACGCCATACTGTTCTTTATGTGTAGAATCATACTTGTTGTTATTATGATTTAAATGTCTTTCATGAATAGGTTCCGATGTTTTTTCAATACTGTTGTGATTCAAGTCTCTATTACTGTTTGTATTTTCATTATGATTTTGTTCGTTATTAAAAGATTCATTATCACGTCCATTGATGTTGGTACCCAAATAGTCTTCATCATCTCCCCCAACATAAATTATTTTTCTTTGTGGATTATCGTTAGATAAATTAGTTGACGATTCGATATTCATTTTACAGGTTTTTATATTTTTAACATAATATATTTTTTTAAAAAAAAGATATAACCGAATAGAATAGACACAGTAAATTTTAATATCTATGTAAATAACAATAATAGTTGTTTATCAAGAATGGATAACAAAGCGTGTATGTTAATGCTTTTTTATTCATTACTAGTTCTAGTATTAATATTAAAAAATAAACAAATTCTTAAAACAAGCCGTAATAACATGATGATAATTGGATTGTCTCTGTCTCTTTTGTTGATTGCACCATTAATTAATAAAAATAATATATATGAATCCTTTGATGAGACAACAATGAGTCAACCAAGTTATGTTCAAAATATATCACATAAAGATGATATGTTAGAAAAGATTAACATGTTAACATCAAATGTTGTGTGCTATTTTTCAACATTTCAAATAGATTCATTTGAACCTAATATCGGAACTTTTCATAACTTGAAGAATACCACTAATGAAAAATACATAAAACTAATTTTGTCTCAAGACAATGCAAATCCTTTAACAGAGTTAGTTGATCAAAGAAATGGTATAAGATTACATGATTATACACAAATAGAGGGTTATCCATGCAATGAGTTAAATTTGAATGGGATGCGTGAGTTTTCTATTTTTTGGTTTATTAAGTTTGATTTTACTGTGAATGATTATTCTACAGATGGTAAACTTTACAATTTAATTGAATTATATTCTTCAAACATAACAGGACTAAAAGCTTTAGCGATTCATTTAGAACTAAAGAAAGGTGACAATGAAACATTTGAGACATTCAAAATTAATTATGCAGGGTTGGAATATCAGTATATATTTAATAATGAAGCAAGATTATCAAACCGTGTCGACTTTAACAAGGGAACACATTTATTGACATTTGTTAAGTATATGGAAGACAATGTACACTATATAAAAATGACAATTGATGATGAACGATTTTTATTGAATCCTGTTCGAATAGAAATGTCAGAGATACGTTTTATTGGTGGTTCTGTAAATAATGGTATCACATTAAGCAGTGAGAAGTTTATGATGAATAAATGGAAAGAAGGTTCACAACAAAATCCCACTATATATTCGTCTTTAAAATTATACATCTATAGTTTTGGTATTTTTAAGAAGGCAATTCACACCACGACTCAAAGTAGCACTATTATTAGTAATATAAATAGTAACTTGCGACAGCAAAGAGATATTGAATTATCCAATATTTTCTTAACCACACAACACGAGTTATACCATAGGACGTCCGAGGCAGATGAGTATTTAGAAAAGAAATCTTGTAAATTATCATCTTCTGTCTGTCAAGAATGTGACGGTGTAGATTGGTCAGATTTGGCATCTATCGTATCTTCTTCTCAATGTCTAGAAAGTGTCAAGGATTATTGTAAAAATATTCAAAATGGTGATATCACTGATTTTACGGATTATCAGAAGAGTATATGTGATGCATTATTTCCCAATTCTGAAGAGCATATACTATCTAATGTGTCAAGTAATATATTATTACATACTTGTTCTAATATATTTGATGATAATAAAACAGATCGTGTATTTTTCAAAGGGTTACGTACAGTTGTACCTAATAATATAGAAAGGAACACTTACCATGTGAGATCAAATGAAATATTACCAAGTGAGTATGCTCAGGGTGATGTTATTCAAAAAATCTCCACTACTAATTTGTTAAGCTCTGTTCCTACTTTCAATAATGTTGCGAATGACATATTAAGTCGACCTATCGGAAATATCTCTTACGATGAACTTGTAAGAATAGCTGAAGCTGTAAAAAACAATACAGATCCTGTAAGCTCAACATCGTCATCAACATCAACATCAACATCAACATCAACATCTTCAGCAAACAAGGTTGTAGTTGACCCGGGTACCGAACCAACAATTACACATGCATCAACTTCTGATTATAAAGACTTAACAAGTTCTCAAAAGTATGACAATATAATGAAAGAATTTAATATTGTAAATGAAGAAATGGATGAAATTGACACTAAAGCAACAGAATCATCAATGTCATTTATCGATAGTATAAAAAAACTTTTTGGATTTATTTAGGAGGTCTCAATCCCCAAAAGTTTTCAATATATGTGTCTTTTTCTGGAAACGAAGAATCTCTTAAAATACTTTCCTGAGATCTCACCGGTAAAGACCATAATGTATTATAAAATTCACAATTTTTTCTTTGATAAGGATTGGTTAAACTTCTTACCTGAATACCATCTGATAATTTAACAGTAAATTCTTGTTTTTTCGATTCAATATAGAACCATATTTTTACATTAGGTTTTACATACGTGTTTCCCAAATCTTTATAGTAAGCATTAGGGTAATTTATTTTTAGTATACCTGTTTTATTGTCATCAATGATGATAAAACCTGTATTTTCGGACTTGTCAAATGCTTGTTCTTCGTTATGAAACGGTAAAGCCGAACCTGTAAAACTTGTTCTATAATCAGGGGAGTTTGCTGCAGAATAATAGATTTTTTTTTTATCAATGTCTACTGATGTTTGAATATGTAATATAAAATCATGTGTATCATTCATACCATTTATTGTATTAACATGACGCACTTGTATCATTTATATTATTCTAAGAAAAACTAATGTGAAGATAAAGTCATATAAACTGTTGTATACCTTTATCTAATTATAATTTCTTCCAGTTCCTAATCCCGAATGGTTGTTTTCAGTAAAATTGCATTTTTTATCATTACACTGAACCATATTTCTTTCAGGTAACATAGTTCCTGGTACATTGGTTGAGTAACAACCAGAACATTCATTCATTTTTTCAGAAAGGGAAACGTTGTCTTGAATCATGTTAGATGCATTATGAATCATGAACTGGCGTTCTTCGTAACTTGATTTGAAATTCTTTTTAGTTTTGCGTTGATGATCAAGTGTGCATTGAGTACGATAATCTGTGAAATTACGACCATCAGCCATACGAAATGGACACGATGCCAATGTTTGTTTATTGTCAGTTTTTGTTTGAGCAACACTGTTATTTGTTTTTGAACTTAATTTAGGATTTTCATCACACTGATTACAAGACATCGTTTATGTATTTTAATTAATATAAAACAAAATTTTTTTGATTATATATATATATATTTTTTTATGATTTAATCTTCTAAGATACGCTTGATTAATTCACTCTTTGGACCTTTCGTATTCTTTCCATGTGTCTTTAAAATTACACGCAACTCTTCATTAGTTTTCTTTACAAGAAAACACTCCGTCAATGATACATCTTCTGTATCGAATGTTTTTTTCAATACTATATCATCTTCTTCAAGAACTTCATTGTTGGTATTTGCTACCTGTTCAAAACTCTCGTTTTCATCATTTTGTTTTTGTTGATCTGTTAAAAGTTTTTCTGGATCTTCAGTTGCGTCGTCATTTACGAGGTCGTTATTTTGAATTTCGTCAATTAATTTTAAAATATCTTCCGATTTTACACTATCTGTATCATTATCTGTATCATTATCATTATCTATTATATCTTCCTGTTTTTCTGTGTTTTTTAATACATAATTATCCATAGAAGAATCGCACTTGTTATCGTTAGACATTATAATAGGTCGAGTCAAGTCATATTGTAAAGTATTAAACTTATCTGCAAGAACTTTAACCTCTGTTTCTAAGGATTTTACATATCTGTATATCAAAAATACACTAAATAACACAATACCAAGCATTAGCATATTATTTATCGAAGAACTCATTTTGAATAATCTCATAGAAGGTGGTGTCATACACTTTTTCATAACAAAATTTAATTTGATATATATTAAAATACTTCGGTTTTAAACTCATTTCGCTAATTTATTCTTTATAGTCATAGCATTGTTCAAAATAGATTCATCAAATCCACGCCCTTTAAGCAATTCAAGTGCAACATATTGTTTTGAGATACCTTTTGAAAGTATATATGGAAAATGTATGCTATGATCTTTTTTAATATTTACATTCATTTTATAACAAACGAAAGAGGTTTCTTTTTTAAGTTTTGTTAGATAGATAAAATGTGTTGTAATTACTGTCATCACGTTTTTAAATTCGCTTATTTTTTGTAAAATGGAGTAAGCGCCAGCAATTGCTTCTATTACATTTGTGCTATTGAAAATTTCATCCATTACAATTAATGATTTTGCTTCTGGATGTTTTTTGATAACAGATAATATATATAAACATCGGTTCATTTCAGCCTCAAACAATGACTCAACACCTTTACTATCAGGGATATTTATCTGGGTATTGATGAAAAAGAATGGAGTCATTTCAGTATATTCAGATGCAGTTAAGGTGATGGTCTGGGCGAGTAAAACATTCAAACAAAGCGTTTTTATAAGGGTTGACTTTCCACCAGCATTGGGCCCTGTTATCAGTGCGTTTTTAAAATTAAAATCATTTTTTACTGAGACATCTTTATTTACACATAAATGCCATGCTTTTTTAGAATTAACAAATGTATCGCTTAAACTTGTATTATACTTTGTAAAAGACAGTTCGTGTTCGTTTTTTACGGTTATTATTGATATAAGTGCATCGATGATATATGATTTATTAACAATATTTAAAAAGTCAAATTGATTAAAATTTTTATATTTAACAAGCTGATCACCGAAATGTGAGAATATTGTAAAAGATGAAAATGGTTTATAATCTCTCAACATTTGGATTGTACTTTCATCATCAAATGGTATTTTTGTACTGACAAACGAATCTTCAAATGGTAAAATTATATTTTTCCATATGTTATCATTAAGTTGAATACATGATTTTAGATATGTAAATGCATTATTTACTTTATTAGATATGAACTCGACTATTTTATAAGCTGTCTGAGAAACATTTACTGTATTTATAATTCCTTGAAAATAAAACAAAAATGAAAGTATATAAGTTACAATCTGTAACCTTGACAACATAGTATTTCCGCTATTCAATAAGTTTAATACATTACTGGACATCGTCATACTTTTGTATAACATTTTCACATATGTAAAAAATGACATCTTAAATAAATGACCAAATTTGTACTTGAGTATGATAAATGGAATTATGAAATAAATAACAGGAGAAAGAATCCCAAGAACAGGGGATATCATAATTTTATAGAAGTTATATGACGTCATAGTGACAGGATCGTTGTTCAATTTATTAAGAATCCAAAAACTGAAATAGATAGTATTAATTAGTTCGTCAACTGTTTTTTCATTTTGTGAGAAAAACCATAGGAAATCGGTCTCCGTTTTTTTAAGTTGAGATAGCAAATTGGTATATGTATTTGGGTCGATATTGGATAAAGTGTTTAGACATTCTTTTCTTTTGTTTAGGTTGCTGACATTACATAACGGATTCTTCAACAATTCTTCAAGAAAAGTTTTGGAACCTATTGTGGAACATTTCTCTTGAAAGATGTAATATACTGTAGACCTAAAATTTGCGTTATCATATGGATGAAACACCTCTAAATCATTCATAACATCATTACCAAGAATTATATCGCTTTGACGTATATTAATATTGTATGTTTTTTTTGAAAGTTCATTGGGCTCTTGAAAGTTTTCTAAAGGAAAATCTGTAGTATTTAAAATATTCCAATTCATTTTTATGTTAGTTTTACTAATCTTTTAAAGAGAAGCCAATATACGCAAAGCGCCAATACAAGATATATTATAATCTCAAGAAAATGACTGTCAAATACACTATGTTCATATGGGTTTCGAACAAATAACATTAATTGTATAAAAAACTGTAACATAACCATTTTGACTATATCTTCAATCATAGGGAGATACTCTTCTCCCACTTTAGAAGTTACATTGAACTCTACAATATAATTAAAAATTGATTTATCGTTTTTATCCATTTATATGGTTTTTACTTTAAAGATATATATATATATTTAAAAAAAGATTTTTAACGAAAAGATTATACAAACATGCATAAGAACTTAATCGTTTATAAAAACAATATTGTTGACATTCCATACTTACCAGAAGAATCACATAAAGATTTTGAAATGAGAAAATGGTATATTCTTAAAAACATACATGTAACAAATGAAAACGGCTGTGATAATGCGATATGTAGTCTAGACGAACTTATAAATTATTCTAAACTATATATTCGGAAGGAAAATAATAAATGTGTTTTTGATACTCACAATATGGAAATGAATAAAACTTTTGAAAAGAATTTATTCATTAGATCCAATTTTCATAAATAAAATTTACTTTTTAGAAAGAGACACTTTCTTCACAGAAGCTTTCTTAGATTTCATGGCAGAAGAAGCCTTATCTTTTTTGAGGAACGCTTGTAAGCTTTCTTTAGCAAGAATTAAACCAAATGGTACCAAAAGATTTGACACATCCTGTGCTAAATTACCTCCCTTCTTTGCAGCGCTTCGATTAGATGGAGTGTTTTTATTAGTGTATTTTTTACTACCACCAGCGTGTTCTTTATATTCTGCAGCATTAGCTGCACAGCCAGAATATCCTCCTTTCTTTTTTTCAAATGTAGCAGCATTATAAGCAACATTACCACCTGACTTGTTAGTACCGTTCACCATTATTAGTTTTTTTATAACATATACTAATATTTTTTTACAACATATGCTAATATTTTTTTACAACCTCACTGTCATCATCGCTTGAGTTATCATTATTATGAAAAACTGATTCGTTCAATTGAATACATTCCATGATCATCTTTATGAAATCTTGAGAAACACTCTTATTCAAAAACCCCAGGTCTTCGTATATTTCCTTAATGTCCTCATGTAAATTGATGAACGAGTTCATATTGTAATCAAGAAATATCTCTCTAATATCGTTGTAATACATGTTGTCTTCTTTGCCTAAACTATAGCTGAAAACCTTTGAACTGATTTAAACAATATTGGCGATTCTTCTATAAATACATATTACACTTTTTAGATTGTCTCTTCGTCATGAACTCTGAACATAATTTCAAAAATTGGTTTTTCTTAAATGAAAAAACCGTCGATGAAATTTACAATGTAATTTTAAAAAGAATTAAAAATGATGTTTACATCAATCATCCAATAAGTTTATTTAACATTAACGAAGACAAATTGTACGATAATATTGTCCAATATATGTTTAAAGTATCAAATAACAAAAACAAACATTTGTATCGAATGCGTTAAAGTCCATCTTTTTTTTTTACACATTATTCTTAATACAAGATGAGTTCTATCTTTTTGTTGAATAATGTATTGATCAAAGACAACACAAAATGTAGTAGTAAAGAAACCGCAAATTTAGTTGTGAGATGTTCTAAAGAGGATCTGAATGTAGAATTACTCAACGATGTATGTGCGAATATGGATATAGATGTTTTAGAAAGTGATAACGAATATATTGATTTATCATTAAATTTATCTGGTTCTATTCCCATATTATCGACGATAAATTTGAATCAAAAATATTTGTTTAAGATTAAGGCAAACTCTTCACGAAAGGTTCGTGTATTAGAGATTGAAGAGTTGGAACCGTTCTCTTTCGAGAACAATAAAATTGATGTAAACAGTACCTCTACAATAGGAGTTGATGATGAAGACATACCTGAACCAGATGATATGGATAAAAATCACATGAAAAATGAATTACTTGAAAAAATATCAATTATGATTGATAGTTTAAAGACTAATGTAAAATCATTAAAATCTATGCAAGAGGAAATTAATAAAAAACATGTAAACCTGAAAACTCTGAATAAAGTTGATAATTATTTGAATGAATTATTTGAAAAAAATAATATATTACATTATAAATAAAAATGTCAATTACAGATATTCTTCGTGGTGTTTTAATATTATTAGCTGCGGCTGCTTTAATTTATCTTGCTATGGAATATGCCAAGAAACAAAAAGAAAATGATGAAGGTTTTGAAGCTGCAGAAATAAGCGACAAAAATGATATGTTATTACCTTCAGATTATGTCATGCCCACTTCCTCAAAATTTGTTGAGACAGTTAAATCATCATCCAAAAATGCAGTACCATCCGAACCAGAGTCCAATCAAAATTATAAACCAGTGAATCAAACTGGTGAGAAGCTTCCTAAAGATTGCTTCCCGAAAGATAAACTTACAGCCGAGGATCTCCTTCCAAAAGATGCAGCCAACTCCAAATGGGCTCAAGTAAATCCTGCTGGTCAAGGTGATCTTAAAGATAAAAATTTCCTTAATGCTGGTTACCATACTGGTGTCAATACCGTCGGTACATCTCTTCGTAATGCTAATCGTCAAATTCGCTCCGAACCACCCAACCCTCAAGTCAAGGTTTCACCATGGAATCAAACCACTATTGAATCGGACTTAAATAGACGTCCATTAGAGATTGGTGGGTGTGATTGAGACTTTTATATTAGGATTGTTTAACTGAAAACTTTTCATCAATAATATGTTGTTATTTTTTTTATCTATGTAAATAGTTTTTTCTTTATCTTCAACTTTTACAAGATTAGGATAACCAAATAAATTATACATCAATCTAAATTTGTCGTTGAATAAAGAATTGGTTACTTTGTTAATGAACTCATTTTCACTCATTTTATTGCTAAATATATTAATACATTCATTTTTGAATACTGATTTAAACTTAAGAACCGATTTTAAATTCATTAAAAATGAAAGATAACAATAATAACGAATTGTTACTTTTATCTCTTAGCAAGTATTACAGTTCCAATTTAGATAAACTTCAAGAGATCCTTCCTATTATTGGTAAATCTTCCAAGATTTCGCTTCGTTTGATCGATTGGTTTGTTACTAATTACTGTAAAAAAAATAACGTAGTTTTAGTTAAGAAAAACAGTAATAATGACGAATACTTCAATGTTTACTCTAATTATCGTTCTCAATTAAAAGCTTTCAAGAAAATTCAGTTTGATCCGTTTAGAAGAAGAGACAGGATTGATTTTTATTATTCCTCGGAAAAATTTGTTGAAACTACTATAGGTCAACTCAATTTCTTTAGATGGTTTTTAGAAAACGATCTTTTAATTTATGTGAAAAAAAACAGTCAACCTATTGAAAATGATATGATTGTATGCAATTCAGATAATCATCATAAACAATCTAAAGATCATGAAGTAGCTTCTAAAAAATATGAAAGGATACACGATAATGATCATGTAAGAACAACCGATGATTTTCAAATGAAAAATAACACATTACTCAACAATAAACCCCGTTCTATGATAAAACAAATGACAAAATTTAATGGTTTTACTACAATATCGTTCACTTGAAATGAGCAAAATAATGTAAAAAAAGAAACAAAACTAAAACTCTTGATCTTCAATCGTAACATTCAATTCACTCTTCAAAATTTTAGATAACTCACCAACAGCATACAAATTTAAAACTGCATTATAATCACCGTAATAAGTTCCATTTATAAATAACATTGGGCATCGTCGTGTTTTGCTCAAGCTATGTAAATGCGAAACCGCTTCCTCATAGCTGTTATCATCATCAATTTCACTAAGGTTAAAACATAAACATGTCACTCCTTTTTCTTTTAAAAATATATCCAGTTTATTACAATCTGAGCATCCAGGTAATTTAAAATAAACCAAAGAATTTTTATTTAATATATTCTTAATAACTTCCATCAGTGTTGTTGTTATTTTATAACTAGGACTCGTATCATAATTATAAATAATATTCAAATTACTGTCACTTTTTTGTATTATTTGAATATAAAGAATGTCATATAGCTTTTATTTTATAGGTGGAATTATTTCATTTTTTCTTTTACTCTTTTTAGTGTTTTTTTATTACAGAGTTAAATGGAATAAAGAGATACATCAAGCCTTGATGATTAATAGTAAACTTAAGCAATCCGAAACGAATGGATATAAATACAAATATAGAGTTGCGTAGTATACGTTTATTTTCAAATCGTTAAATAATATAAGATATAAAACATCATGGTTCTTCTTGCAAACAAAATAGGTCTTGTAATAAGAAATCCACAAAGTGTATTTACAAATGGTTGTGTACAACAAGCTGTTTTTCTTAAACAGTTGATAGTTAGTCTAGGGTACCCATGCGATTATATTGGCATTGAAGAAGATTTTCAAAACTTTCCTATAACAAATGAACCAATCAAATTCATTGACAAAAATTCAAAACTATCAAATTATAAACTGTTCATTTTCGTATCCCTTCATTTGAATCCAAAGAATGATACCGATATCATTAATACCATCAAGACACATAATATCAAATGCGTCAATCTTGTATGTGGTAACCTTTATATCCTACATCAGGAAGAGTTTGTTTTTGATAAACATCATATTTTACATGCCCATGATTTTGATACAATATATGACGAGTATTGGGTATTGGAAATGTATCCATTTTTACCTGATTACATAACATTATTGACCGGTAAACCCTCCTATATACTCCCTTATATATGGAACGATACAATTATTAATCTTCACGCAAAAAGTTTAAATATTGAAACGGATTACCACGAGATATCAAGGAGTAAAATCAACATATTAATTTATGAACCCAACATGAGTATTCATAAAACTGCCTTTGTTCCCATATTAATTGCTGAAAATTATCAAAGAAAATATGGAGATAAACTCAATAAAGTATATGTGTTTTGCGGTTTGAATGTAATAAAAAACAGTAACAATGATTTCATTCAAAAACTTGAGATTTATAAAACTCAAAAACTAGAAGCATATGATAGAATGATAATGCCAAACACTATTTCTCTTATCAAACAAAACAACAACTTTATCAATGTTGTTATTAGTCATAACATCATGAACAATTTAAATTTCTTACATCTTGAAATGATGACTATAGACATACCTATAATACATAATTGCGAGCCTTTTAAAGATAATCAATTATATTACGATGAGTTTTCTTGTTGTAAAGCGATAGATATGGTAGAATGGGTTCGAACAGATTTTTATAAAAATTCTGATTATAGATCTAATTCTTTCAGTGTTAAACATAGATTTCATCCACTAACATTTGAACGTCAAGATATATATAAAAACCATATTGAAAGAATTAGTAATATTTTCATACAAGATGACAAAACAAACACTTTAGGCATTACAATTCCTTTAATCGATAATTTTGTCAAAGTGATTGATGTCATATACAAACAACCTCATTTTGATAAGACACTATTTTATACTGGTAATGGTATTTCTATCCTCCTTTCACATTCATACGAGTATACACTTCTTGAAGATACTTTGAAAAATATGAACAATGTGAACAATAATTTACCTGTTGAAATTGTGTGCAATGATCTTATTACTCCTATAAATGATGTTAAACAAATTATTCAAAAATATAAATTTGGTTTTAAAATAGACATACTTAATTTGGGTGAAAACGATCAGAACATAACTGAACCTAATATGTTCATGGGCATTGTTTTCAGTAATTTTGAAAAAGGAATGATCATAAAACCAGGAGTATTATTCATTAACCATCAACCGGTTCATTTGATTGATAAATACATTCATGAAGGATCAAATAGTTTAATGTACTATCCTTCACATGAAAAATCAAGTTATCTCGACAATATTGACCTAAACATTCTCAATAAAATTTGTCAAAATCTTAATGTAGAGACCTATAATTTTGATCAGGTGTATATTAACTGCTCTGGAGTTATCTTTTTCAATAAAATGGATACCGACTGTTTGAAAGTATTAGGCTTAATGTGTGAGCTTATTAAAATAAATAGACATGTCTCTTGTAATGTAAATATTATTAATATTGTATGTGACCTAATTTATAATAATAATAAAAGTAAATTAAACAAGCAGTGTAACCTGTATGGATATATGGACAGTGTGTTTAATGGTTTAGGTGTTTATTATAGTGATCAAAATACTAAAGAAATAGAGATTTGTGTGTTACAATGTCCTATATCTCAATCTAAAAACAAAAATTTGATAACAATTGATTGTGACGAAAAAGAACTAAAAGTTCATAAAGATACATCAGATACCTATTTTAAATTTTCAGGAAAGTTTGCTGCTAAAAAAACACCCAAAAAGCTTAACAAATGTTTACAATAAATATAAAACATCACAACATTTACAAAGAAACATGTAAACATATAATGAAACTATGTTTGTGTTCAAATTTGTTATTTTTTATTAATCATAATAAGAAACATAACAAATCTAGTATGCAGCATTTAACACATAATTTTACTAGTTTACATTTTTCATCAGTTCTTTCTAAAAAATGTTACAAGAATACATATCGCAATAAAGCAATAAAAACGATATATTGTGGTCGTAATAAATCTAACATTAATTCATATCACACAGTAAATAAAATTCAACCTACACACAAACAACATATATACCAAGAGTTTATGAGAAATATGGATATTCCGTTTGTAATTGGTATCGGACCTGCTGGAACTGGTAAAACTCATTTTGCATGTAAAATTGCATTAGAGCAGTTAGATAACAAAAACATAAAAAAAATTATTATCACAAGACCCACTGTATCTGTGGGGCAAAATATTGGGTTTTTGCCTGGTGATATCGAAGCTAAGATGACTCCATGGTTGATTCCATTATATGATAATTTTGTTAAAAGTTCCAATGATAATAAACTGATCAAATCATACATCCATAACAATTTTATAGAAATTTGTCCTTTGTCTTATATTCGTGGTAGAACTTTTGAAGATTGTTTCGTCATAGCAGATGAGATGCAAAATTCTTCCATTAATGAAATGAAATCCCTTATCACCAGAATGGGAAGCAATAGTAAGCTTATTGTCAATGGTGACCTTCATCAAAGTGATATTACCGATAGTATTAATGGTTTAGACCATTTAATGTCGCTAATTCAAAAAAAAAATCTGAATCTAAATCTAAACATGATTCAATACATAGTTTTTGATCAAAATGATATCAAAAGAAGCGAATTTGTAAAATATATGATAGATCTTTATGAATAAATAGTAATTAAGTGTCCTTCTTTTTTACGATCCGCTTCTTTACAACAACCTTCTTCTTAGCTTCAGGTTCCGTTTCAGGTACTGCTTCAGGTACTGCTGCTTCAGGTACTGCTTCAGGTACTGCTGCTTCAGGTACTGCTGCTTCAGGTACTGCTTCAGGTACTACTGCTTCAGGTACTGCTGCTTCAGGTACTGCTTCAGGTTCATCTTCTTCATTGTCTGAATCTGAATCTGAATCTGATACAATATTACTTTTTCCTACAAGAGTTTCTGTTGACTTTTCAGATTCTTGAATTTTTGTTGCACTGAACATATTTGTAAGTTTTTTCTGAGTATCGTCATCATTAGATAATGATGATACACTGTTATTGATCATATCTTCTTCAATATAACGAATTGAAAACCCACTAATTTTATTAGGAGGAATTACTTGAATCTGTTCAGCTTTCCATGACATACCAAACTTCCCACCAGCAATCCATATACCATTACATTTCATAATGACAACCATTCTAGAGCCTTTCGTCTGAATTTCATTTGGATCAATCAGTTCATTACTTTTGTTGTACATTTCAAATTTATATTTTCCATCTACATATGGAAGCTTACACTTCAAACGAGGTGGCCATTCTGTGCTAATTTCTCCATTCTTATCCTTAGGATATTTAATCATCGTTGTATACAATGCTTCAATTACCTCTTTCGACGGATACTTCTTACGAAACCAATTTTGTTGATACTCGTATCCTTTCGAAACATTTGATTCATCTAAATTACGCATCAATGTAAAGAATTCCATAATATTTGGTTTATCATTCATACCATTAAAGGATAGCTCAATGGTATGAGTTTCTGTATTGCTATCTTCATTTTTATAAACATTAATTCCAAAGGGACAATAACACAAAGGAGTCTGAATACGAATTGGTGATTTTTTGAATGACACATAAATCATCTTCCCACCATTTTCAAGTTTTCGAGGCTCGTCGTACAATATCTTTTCAACATCCAGTTCTTTAGGGAAGATAATAGCGTTGTTAGAAGAAGCCATGGTTAATATGAGAGTGTAAATGTATATAAAATGAGTATGTCTTATTCTTTAGGTAAATAAACTATAAAATCAATTTTTTTTTTCCAATTTAAAAAATTTCTAAAATGTAGCAAAATCATAAACATTTTTAGGATGTCTTTTTTTCAACAAACCTTTTCTAAATGTTGAAAATTTACCAAACAATTCATTCAATGCATCTTTATCTGACTGTTCTATAGGTTCAATGTATTCATAATCTATGTAAATAGATATCATATCTTCTTTTATTGGATTCTTTACGCAGTTTTTTTTAATATCATAAACGGCGTTCTTAAAACATACCAAATGTTCTTTTTTATCAAGTTTTGAAATAAATTCAGGATCATAAAACAAATAAAGACATTCTTTACAAATAGATTCTTTAAAATTAACATTTTTCAACTTATCGATGATACTATTCGCTTTTTGAATATCATAAGTGATCTTTTTCAGGATAACTTCATTCTTTTCCTTTTCAGATTTTAAATCATTATTATTTAATTCATTTTTTACAATATATTCTTTTTCAATAAGAGCTTTTGTGAAATTCTCATAATGACCTAAAACAGTTTTTGAAAGTTCGTAATACGGACCTTCTTCTATTTGTTTCCATTTAAGTCCATCGTACTTAAACCACAATTTATTTTTCAATCGAGCGGATACATAATCATCTTTATAAAGATAGAAAATAACATTTGCAATGTCACATAAAGCGCCGTCTAAACTAACTTCGATAAGGATATTTAAATTTTGATCATCTTTCATTTTGATTAATTCCTTATTTTATTATTTACATTTTTTTCTTTTAAATACAATAATGGTTGGTGTTTTGTCAAATGAAGTGACTATTGCCTTTTTTACATTTATGTCTATTAGATATTATTTACCTAATTTTATTTTAGAAAAACCCACTACGTTATGGGCAGCATTTATATTATCTTCATGTTACGCATTATCAATTTATATTAGAAAACACCATAAACTAATCTCTGAATTTATTGGTATGTAAACTGTTTTTATATAACAAGAAAATACATTGTTATGAATGAAATAGTGGATAATGTTATCAAAGCGGTATTATTCCTATTAATATTTTTTTTTAGTTGAGAAATTTGGGCGTTATTGAGCTTTTCATTTGATATACTATTATTGTTGTTTACTATTCCTCTGTTTTCTATAAGCAACCCTATATCGTTTAGTACACGATTAAATATAACATCCGCACTGAAAAGATCACTTACAAGATCCATTACAAGATCATAATAAGAAAAGTTGGGATTTAATGTTTTACAAACACCTTCCAATGTGCTTATCGTTTTGAACATTAACACCATATTAGAATTCAATATGAATGGAATATCGTTAGGATCAATGTAACTATCCTTGTCAAATCTACTTATCAATGTTTTGTAATTAAGATCGGTAATGTATTGTAAAACATTACTGACTACTTTAAACAGTATTACATATTCATTATCATTAAGACTGTCAATACTTTTTGAATTTGTTTCTAATGCGAACAATATATCATTTTCCAATAATATATTCATTATTTTTTCAACATTTCTTTCAACAAAAGCTCCGCATAAATCTCGCAAAACGAATATAAAGTCATCATCGTACTTTTCGATAATTCCGAAATCATATAATATTATAGTTCCATCTAAAGAGACAGATATATTTCCAGGATGAGGGTCAGAATGTAAATAACCATTCACTAGTATCATTCTAATGAATGAACTCATAAGACTTTTTGATAATTGTACACTATCAATGTTACATTCTTTTAGTTTTTCGATATTATTTATTTTGATACCAGGTATATATTCCATTACTATGATATTAGAGCTTGTATATTTAGAATACACTCGTGGTATTTTGATAAAGTCGTTATTTGCAAAAATATCAGAGAAAATATGAATATTTGACATTTCATTTTTAAAATTTGTTTCTTTTAATATATTCTTATAACATTCGTTGATTATCAAATACATATCATTAATTATCCTAAGGTCAAGTTTATTTAAAATTCTAAACAAATTTGATATACATTCAATTTCAGAAACAATATGCTCTTTTATGTTAGGTCTTAGCACTTTAATAACGACTTTTTTCATTTTATTGGACTTTAATGTACCTAAATGAACCTGACCGATCGACGCAGCGGCTAATGGGATTGGATTTATGGAATGAAATACTTCATCCAATGATTCGTTAAAATCATCGTAAAATATGTCATTAACCTTGTTAAAAGAAAATGAAGGGACATTATCCTGTAAATCATCCAATTCTTTAACAATATATTCAGGAAACATATCCGGTCTCGATGACACAACCTGACCCAGTTTAATGTAAGTTGGTCCCATTTTTAGTATTTCACGCTTTACCCATTTACCTGTCTCTGATGTTTTTTCTGATTTCATTAATTTAAAACCAACTTTCAATGTAAAATTTATGGTTTTACCATATAGTTTAACATCTTTAATCAATGTTTTTTGCATTGTAATAATTTTTAAAATGAAAATATTTTTTTATAAATAAGATATAATATTTTTTTATAAATAACATATAATATTTTGTTGTAGATTATAAAATGCATCTTCTTACTATTTGTAGTAACACGCAGCACAACTATTCACACCCACATGATAAAGCCGAAAAGAAATTCACAAATAAAAAATTTAAACAAGCGCATCTGAAAATTAATAAGCATTATAAACTTGTCACGACTACCTTAACTGAGTTTGAAAAGAAAAGATTTGATCGTTTGAAGAAGTCTGTAAGTTCGTTTAATAAAGACTTGAAAGAAATTGACGACTTTTCTAGAGATATGATACAAAAATTAAGAGATGATTCAAAAAAAATAGTAGAGGAAGATGAAACTCCTGAGAATAATCAATCAAATGAAAACACAACATCTGATGATATACAAAATTTACATAATAAATTTTTTGAATAATTTTAGTTACCGATATAAGTGTCTAACTCTTCTTCTGGGTCACAATATGATCTTTGTTCCCATCTATTTTCTAAAACTTCCCTCCATTGATGACAAGATTGTTTATAAGTTGGTGGTGTTATATTGGCATTAAAAGTCGGTTCATACAAAACATCACCATCATCATTCCATCCATAGACGATACACCCTCTTATTTCGTCATATTCTCTTTCTTCATGCATATTATTTTCATCTGTTTTCGATGTATCAAACTCAACAGGATGAGTGATGAATATATTATACTTGGTATATACTATACACTTAGCAGAAGTCAAAGTTATATTGCTTTTCCGCATTAGTTTTAAAACTTCTTGTGCAATTGAAAATCTTTCAGTTAATGATGTCGTAACGGGTGACATGTTGTATTTCAACTCTTTTAAAATGTATTTTTTCATATTGATTAAATTTGTATCATTTTTCTTTATTTCTTTGACAATTTCTTCTTTGACAATTTCTTTTTTGACAGTTTTTTTTTTCGGTGTATCATATATATTTTCGTTTTCATTTAAAAACGATTCCGCTCTTTTTGATTCACTTATACTAACAACCCTTCTGTTTCTTTTATTCATATACTTATGAATCAATTTTCTTAAATTTTTTAACTCAGCTTCGTCATTCACATGTGGTCTGATTTTTGCTATAATCTCATTAACTAAGGATCTCCTAATTTTTTTTTCATAGTGAATAGACAATCTAAAAAAATTCTCCACTGTTTCATTCATTTAAAAAAAGTTAAGATAATGATATTTATTTTTTTTTTCTTATAAAATGTTCACACAAGATCAAATTTTATTTGATATTAAATATAAAACATGAAACAGTTCCTTATTAAATACTTCGAAACAGAAAAAAGAAAAGCGTTGTTACCCTTTTTATTGGTTGAAATTATGAAAATGGTTTTGGGATATATGTTGAACAATAAACTAAGTCAATCTAAAGCAGATTCTATCTTTTTGTTTAGCAACATAATATTCTTATTTTTACATTACTCTCTTGATATAATAATAGCAAAGGATGTACATGACCCAATAAATTGGTATATTGGATCATTCAAGACCAACGCTATATTCTTTAAGTATGTGGTTTCATATACCATATCATACATTACTTCAGAAACAATTACCGAATACATAAATCGATTGTTTATCCGCCATAATTTTATGATTACCAAAAAAAGTGAGAACAATGTAATTATAATAAGAACAGTTGTTAATCTTATATTGAATTTGTTGATATTTTATCATCTTAAATTTAAATGGGCTTTATCAGTTAGCAAAAACGTAACGATAGATATTATTGTAATGTTTTGGACATCTATACTCATTATACTCTACATGATATTCAAATCTATCAACAATTTAGAGAAAAAGATTTGCGATAAAAATGACACTATTTAACGACTCGTAACAATATCCGCAATTTTGCTTGCTGATGTAATCCAAATGATACTAATACATGTAAAAATTACCATCATGTAAGGTATCATATTTATAATACTACCGTACATTAATATCATAAACTGTAGTATCAACGAAGTTCCAGACTTTCCAACTGGGTTACTCAGTAAATCTATAGTGGCTTTTCCTTTTGTTTTTACATCATCATCCATATACATATATGTGATCTCTTTATTAGGATCAAAGAATGCATATTTTATTGATTTTGTAACAATGGTAATTATAGCACCATATATTATGATAATATACGAATTATTAGTTGTTAAACTCATAATGAAAAATGTTACACCCATCAAAGACATTAATATCGGAGTTATCATGATAGTTACCTTATAAGGAATGTATTTCAATACAAAACTACTAAGAATCATTGTAAACATACAGAATATACCCTTGTAAGTTGATATACTTCCCATAAGTTTTGAGTAATCACTTGGATTATGATAATATTGATGAATGTTATACTTCCACACGGTGTCAATCAAATTACTTGCACTACCATAACACGCTAACAACATGACCATATACATTACAAATGGTATTGTCAAAACTTTTTTAATGCTCTCAAACACAGACACATTTGATTTTTTTGGGGGTTTGAAATCAATATTGTTGGTTATGGAATAATTACGAACCAGTATCTCATAACAAAGCGTATGTATTATTCCAAATATAAAGACTATAATCATTAACGATTGTACATTCAAAATCCAATCGTTTCTATACATATCTCCTAAATAGCGTGTGATGATTCCACACAAAGTTAATGAAATGTTTGATATAAATCCAAATAAAGGGTAGATTATTTTTGCGGAATCCTTTTTTACATAATTGTTGGCAGTTAACCAAAATAATAAAGTAATTATTGTAGATCCCCATATCGTTGATAGTGCGTAAAATAACGCAGATACCCAATTATTCAAAATCAACAAAGGAGTTTTATATACAGACAATGTTAACGAAATATTTGAAAATGGTGACAATATTCCTTGAATAGGATATAAAAAATATCCAAGTATCATGTAGGTTGAAAAAACACTTAAATACATGATACGATAGATACGATCTTGTTTCAAATTAATATTGCAAAGTTTTGTAAAAAAACACATAAATAGCACTGATAATGGAAAGTTTACCCATGTTTTCATGAACGGAACTGCTTCGGCTCCACATGATGTTATCAACAAAACATCCTTCAGATCTCTAACAATAGTATATACACCTAAATTAGAAAAACACATCCCACCCAACAAAACATGCTTTATGTGTTCATTGTTAGACATATTGCTTTTAACAAAATTAACATTCATCATAGGTTTTTGCACTACACACCTCATGTGATTCCTCGACTTATACACATATTTACTTAAAGAACGAGGATATGTTTTCAATCTGAGTAGTGTTTTGTTGTTATTAACGATTGAAGTTACAGTGAAAGGTTTCAACATAGATAAATCAATATTTAAGAATAGGTAGTGAAATATTCACATTTTTTGTTTAAGTAATTGTTTTCGATTTTAAATGAACGAGCTTCTCATGAATATCCATCAACATGTAAATGAGATGGTTATAGATTTCATAAAACAACATTTAAATAACGAACTCAAAAAAATAGAAGTTGAATTTGACATATCACATGAAGATTTAGAAAGAGTTTTGAATCTGAATACAGATCTTTATCAAAACTCAATTTGCAATGCAACTACATCGTTGGGAAGAAAATGTAAATACAAAACACATAACGGTGATAAATATTGTATTAAACATAAAAGACTGATAAATTTAGATAAAAATGGATCAACCCGATGATTGTTCAAAAAAAACAATTAAAAAACCAAGGACAGATGCACTTGACAAATTTACCCCTATTGTGTATAATTGGATGTCATTAGCACGAGATGAAATCGCTCAAGATACATTTCATAGCATACAAGAGATGGATATGTGTTTAACTGAAAGTTTGAGCAATGCTATTGTCGATTTTCATAAAAAAGAGACTGACTTAAAGAAGTTAAAAAAGGTTTGAGTTTTTTTTCTAAATGAGCACTTATAATATTTAGAAATAGTATCGAAAAGTCACTGTTTAATGTATTATCAACATGTTTCTGGAAAGTTATTTAAATAAGTGAACTGTTTTTTTCATAAAATTGTGTGATGAAGTTACACGAGTATGCAAAGAAGGTGTTTTCTCAAAACGGAGAAGATGGTATTCTTTAGCATATTTTCAAGATAATCGGTACAACGAACAAAAAGTGCATTGAGATTTGCGCAGGTGCCGGGTACGAATGCAATACCGCCAATTTGATCATTCACCATGGTTTTACTGGATTGTTGTTTGACGGACAGCTCAACAACGTGATACAAGGCAGATCATTTTTTGCATAAAAAAAGGTTGCACATAATGTGGTGTTTATTCACAAGTGGATGGATAACGCGAAGTAACATTCATGAAGATATTATTCGTGAAAATTTTCAAAACGAAATTGATCTACTATCTTTAGATATGGATGGGATCGATTATTGGATATTGAAGTCACTATGTATCGATACGCAACTGATCTTACCACGTGTGATTGTCCTTGAATATAACGATATTTATGGACCAGAACGATCGATAACCGTTCCCTACCGACATGACTTCGATGGATGGACTGACAATTGGGGTGGTCCAAACTATTGTGGAGCGTCCCTAATGGAATTCGTTCGCTTGCTCAAAAAAGAGTATAAGTTCGTTGGTTGCAACGAACACGGATTCAATGGGTTTTTTGTGCGAAGGGATATCAATGGATTCAATGAAGTAGACGACGTTGAAACGGAATGTTTCCATTTTCCCAAAGTTCAGTTTGGTATGAAATATAGGTGGCCTCGTGTTGAAAATCGAGAATGGGTTTATGTTTAACACCTAAAACAAATATCCACAAACAAATGGGACAATGGAGTTTAAAGATATTGACTTTAAGAAATTAAAAAAAAAAATTGAATACAGGTTATTTTTTTCTAAACGATCACTTATAATATTTTAAAATATAATTAAAAAGTCACTGTTTAATGGAGTTTCAATATTCTTCTGGAAAGCTTGACATTATAATGGGTTGTATGTTTAGTGGTAAAACCTCTGAATTATTAAAAAGAATAGACAAAACCAAACTTATTTACGGTGATAATGTTTTGATTATCAATCATAAATCTGACAAAAGATATGGTGAAGAAAGTGGTATATATTCGCATAATAATTATTTTAAAAGTTCGACAAGCTGTAATCAATTACATGAAGTGATAGAAAGCGATGCTTTTAAAAATGCAAAAGCTGTTTTTATCGATGAAGCACAATTTTTTGATGATTTAAATATATTTGTTTATCATTGCGTAGAAAAATTAGATAAGTGGGTTACTATTTGTGGTTTAGATGGTGACTTTTTGCGAAATAGGTTCGGACAATTAATAGATCTTATTCCTTTAGCCGATTCTGTTATAAAACTAAAAGCTTTATGTTTAAGATGTGGAGACGGTACCGATGCTTTATTCTCAAAAAGGATTATTAAAAAACAAACCAATAAAAACGATTCGGTAATATTGGTTGGGCATAAAAGTGATTACGAATCTGTTTGTAGGTATCATTACAATAATTGACTTTATTTCTTATAATCGATTTAATTTTATTTTCTTTTATTAACAATGGATATTGTCATAGATTCTATAAATAAACACAACTACGAATTACAACAACAAATATGGGATAATGAACGATCAAAACATTTTTTGCACAAATTTAAATTAAAATTAGATGTTTTAGAAAACAATTGCTCATCATATGACGATAAATTGTCTATACAAAACACAATCGATCTAATAAAGAATGAATGTGATTCCATTCTGTCGGAGAAGGATTTATATTATACGAAGTTCGGAATAGAAATATATAAAAAAGCAGTTGAATATGCTGACACTTTGTTTCATAAGTTAGAAACGAGACTCGTCGATATCGATTCCTTAGATGCACAATTTTTAGGTACGTTTTCATTAGGCATAAAAGATGAAAAAGTCAACTTAAGTATTGATGATCATAAAGAACTCAACCAATTACATTTACATCATAATGATTTACATGAGAATAATAATACACAATCCATTTCAAAGTTACAACAAGAAATATTAAAACTTTATTATAAAAAGAAATATGGTGATTCACATAAATGTATGAAGGATATTGATGTTTATAACAGTAAACATTTCAATAAATGGTTTAATAATGCATCAAAGCGACCTACACGATATATAAAACCTGATCTAGAAAATGAATATGATCTACGACAATATTATGAAAATAGATTTAATGATAAATATAAGAGAAAAAAAGATACAAACATATTTGAATCATACCATTTCAAAAATTGGATAAAAAACAAACAGAAACTGTTAACTGGTGTGAATAATGAATTGATAAAACGATATTCCAAATAGAAGAAGCAAAAATAACTTAATTTATTTTTTTAATCAAATCATCTATATCGTGGTATAACTGTGTCAATTTTATATTTTTTATTAAATGATCATGTTTTAATTGTATTTCTGTTTCATCCATATTTTTTGGATTTTCAAATGTACTGAAATGAGGTTCTATTTTGATCACAACGATATTAGTAGAAGGGAATGCTGTTTTCAAAGATGAATATTCATGCGGAAAGCGATAATCTGAAATAACTATATTTATATGAGGTGATATACTTTTTATAATAGAGTCTATCCAAAAAGACCTTTTAATATTGGGTAAAATTTTTTGTAATTCATACTGTCCAACATGTGTTCCCATAAACTTCATCATTTCTCTGGGTGTAATACCGTATGTATGATTTATTTCATCTTTGCGATGATCTTCTAATTCACTTGAGGAGACATCGAACATAACAGATACTATTTTTTTAAGTTTATTTGATATTTTGAAATGTTCATAATGGTATTTGTTTTGTAAATAATTTGCTACTGTGTCTTTTCCACAACGTGATAATCCGTTAAGTAATAAAATCATAACAATAAAACTATCGAGGTATAAATATATATTTACCTATTTTATTTTTCTTTAAATTGGAACTTAGGAAGAATAGAACCTACGGATGTGGACGATGCGTCATTTAAAAGAGTCCCTATGAGAGCAGATTGGACTTCGACAGGATTTACATTACATTTCTTTTTTGAATCAATACTGCATACAGGTGGTCTTCGTTCAGGCATCTTCCACAATTGATCATGACGGAGTATCATGTCGTCATACTCATGAGCTAAAGTTTCTTTTTTTTTATTACGGTTACATTCATATTCCATTTTATTTAAATTGCGTTGATGGTTTGAGATAGAAAGTTTGTTCTGGTCATCCAATTCTTTTTGAGTTTGACAACGATTACGAACATTTTGTTTATTATTTTCTACATCTTCCGATTGAACATATTCAGATTCGTCAACCAATTCACCGTCATCTTCAATAGCTTTCGGTTTAATATTTTCAGATGTATTTTTTAATGAATTTAAAATTTTCAAAGTAGTATTTTCAATAGTATCTTCAATGTCCGACGGATTCGTACATTCAAGTCCTTTAGTTGTGCCGTTGTGTATGTTATAAACAGTTGGTCGGTTGATAATATATTGAACTTTATTGTCTTTGTCATAAAGTTCAGTTTTAGATGTTTTAGATGTTTTTGTAGACTCTAGTGTAGATTCAATATGGCTATCTTCTTCTTCTTCAGTCGAGTTTTCGTAATCTTGTTTGTTTAAAGTTTCTTCTTTGTTTACATCCTTTCTTGCTTCCTCAACAAGTTTATCGTAATCTAAATGATCATTATTAGAAAGTAATATTTGTTCTGCTTCTGGAAACAAAAACAAGCGATAATTTTTGGGCTCTTTAACTAATAAGGTATCGAGTTCCGCTAGACTCATATCATTTGATCTTATTTTGTTAAAACATCTAAAAAGCTCATCTTGTGAAGGTTCTTTTCCGATTTGTGTTTTAAAAATCCCGATGATGTTTGCATATAATACAAAATCCTCATTAGAATAAGGTTTAGGATCTTCTACACTGTCCTTAAATTTTTCTATCATCTTATTTTTTTTGTTAATTTGTTGTAAGTTTAAACGATAAATATAAGCAATAACAATAAACATACAAAATATCAAAGAGATTTGTAAAATATGTTTCCACATTTACATTTATTAAATATAAAAAAAAATGCGTTCGGAAAGTTTTTAATCAAAAAATAGCCGATTTTTAGGAGGTTAAAAATCTGGTACCGATGCTCATACTTTGAATCTCTTGCATTAATAATTTGCTTGCGAATGGTATCCTTACTTCTGCAAAATTTATTTTATTTGAACAGTTATAGCATTTGTATTTTTTACGATCTGGGTTTACATTAGCTGGACGATTACATTTTTTGCAAACAAATATACGGTAGTTGTCAGAACATTCCATGAAACGCTCTTTCAGGAAGAACATAGTGCCATGTGCCCAGTTACACTCAACTTCCATTTCTCCTAAACGCAAACCACCATCACGGGCTCTTCCTTCAGCGGGTTGTCGAGTGAGAAGAACAATAGGACCATTGCTATTTCTGGAATGCATTTTATCACAAACCATATGCTTTAGTCTTTGATAATAAGTAGGGCCCATAAATATTTTAGTGTTCATTTGTTCACCTGTTCGACTGTTATATAGAATTTCGTTGCCATTTTTTTCGAAACCGCATTCGTTCTGCAATATATTTGCCATTTCGTTTACATCGATATTTGTAAATGGTGTAGAATTACCAAATGCACCTAATACAGTTCCTGCTTTACCCATGATAGTTTCAAATAATTGTGCGATTGTCATTCGGCTTGGAATGGCATGTGGGTTGATAATAATATCGGGAACGAGACCATCTTTGTTAAAAGGCATATCTTCTTGTCGATACATCATTCCAATAGTTCCTTTTTGTCCACTAGTTGAACTTAATTTATCTCCAATAGTAGGCTGTCTAAAATCTCTAACTTTTATTTTTGCGAAATTATAACCTTCTGATGATGTATTCTTAAAATATTTATCATGGGCACATTTCATATCAATATATCCACACTCATTGTTTTTAACCACCACACTATGATCTTTATTCAAAAATACAGAATTTTGTATCTTTTGTGGCATATATTTACCAATCATTATATCACCAGATTGAACAAACACATCTTCACCTATAAATCCGTCATCTTCTAATTTTTCATAATTAAAAGGTCTTCTGATGTTTATATCGCTTTCATTGTCAATTTTACAAAAGATCTCCTCTTCACCTGTAGATAAGTTCTTATTACATTGTTCTTTATAGGTTCTGTAAAATGTAGAATTGAACAATCCTCTCTCTACAGAGGATCTATTTACCATAATAGAATCTTCTTGATTAAATCCAGTATATGCTGCAATAGCGACAATAACATTTATTCCACACGGCATGTTACTTGAGTTCAACAATTTTTGCATGTTTGTTTTTATAAGAGGCTGTTGGGGATAATTCAACACATGACCGAGTGTGTCTAATCTTCGTTGATAATTCGTTGCATAAATACCAATCGCTTGTTTACCCATTGCAGACTGGTAACAGTTTCTTGGAGATTGGTTATGATCAGGAAAAGGTATATTACTTGCAAGAACACCGAGAATAAGAGAAGGATGTATCTCCATATGTGTATACTTAACAGGTAAATTGACACCTTTTTGAACTCTATTCAAATCTTTTAAATTCATTCCAATCATACTTGAGTTTTGCTCCTCTACATCCAAAAACTCCACAAGAGGTTCTTTAAACTTTTCTCTCAACTCGGGATCAGTAATCGTATTTGGACTAACGATATTTTTCCATATAAGTTGTCCCTTTAACAATGCAAGAACATGATGTTTATTAAACACCAACTTGTTATTTTTAACTATGAATAATGGTCGAACACATCGCCCACATTCTGTTGAAATGTTTATAATGTTATCAGTGACACTCCATGCAATACTTGTGTAGATATTAATTATGCCATTGCATTTATAACTCTTGAGCTGATAAAAGAGTTCACTGGGATTAAGATGAATTCCAACAAAATCACCATTAATAATAATTTTTGTATGACTGTACATCTTTTCAAGATCGTCTCTATCGTTATAAATAATAGTTCCTAATTCTTTGACATGTTGTCTGACATTTCGTGAATCAGATGCGATTGTAATTTTTGTAGAGATTGCGAGATTTTTTACTAAACCAACAGAACCTCCTTCTGGAGTCTCTGCTGGACAAATAATACCCCATTGTGTATTGTGTAGTTTTCTTGGTTGGATCAACTTTCCTGATTTCTCCATAGGAGTGTTTATTCTCCTTAAATGAGACAATGTTGCATTATAAGTCAATCTGTTCAACACTTGCGCAACACCTTGCTTTACATTTCCATTTTTTATACCCCAATTACCAGTTGCTAGTGCATACTTCAAACCAGATTCAATAGTGCTTATTTTTACGACTTTATATACATTATTTTTGTTGATAAGATTTGTGATATCATTGGAAGATTTCCAACATCCAGTATTTAACTCTTTTACAACAGAATTTTTAATATCTTTAACCACCCTTCCATAGTATTGACGAAACAAATTAGCCATCATAATTCCAGGCGTATCTACACGTTTGTTCAAATACGAATCTCGATCATCCATATCGGCAATTCCAATAAAACATTTTAATAGCTTATTTGTCATATATCCCAGATATAAAGCTTTCTTAGCTAAATCAGGACCAACATGCGGTAGAAAATCGTGTCTTAAAATATCCATTATTATGGATAATCTTTTGTTTTTGTTTAGTACAATCTCTTTTGGATAACCCGATATATTCAAATTACGACTCAGATATTCAAGAGCTTTTGCATGTGTAGTTATATTATTAGCTTCTTCAATACTACCTTTCAGTTGATTGACTATCATCTTTCCAATCTCACTTGTAGCATCCAACGTCACATGTTGTACAATATCAAGATCACTCTCAATTCCCAATGCTCTAAATAACACAAATAATGGAATATCAACACGAATGTGATGCATATTTGACTTAATATAATATCCAAACTGTGTAGGCTTCGATGAAAGCTTCAAAGAAGTTAGCTTGGGAGGACCAAAGTTGTTATCAGGAACAGATCTAATCTCAGCCACATGAGAGAATTGAGATAACTTATTATCAAGAAACACATAAGTTTTATTTTCAGCAATACGATCATGACTGATCACAACCTTCTCATTTCCATTTATAATAAAGTATCCTCCGAAATCATACTTACATTCGTCACTGTTTATGTTCTTCATCATAGGATTACTCAGATTACAATAATTAGATCCTACCATTATCGGAATCTTACCAATACATATATTCTTCATCGTCTTTTTGGCAGTATGTAAAACACCATTATCATACCATTTACAGTTTATATGGAATGTTACATATATAGATGAAGAATAACTGAAGTTTCTTTGTCTAGCTTCATGTGGCATCATTACTTTTGTACTTCCATTCTTTTCAAATATGGTTGGTTTAGTAATAGAAGGTTCTACAACATCAATCTCAATATTATACTCAAATGCATCTAAATCCTGAGAAAACTTATGGAAGATTTCTATCGTATTAAAACCATTAATGATTTGTTCCAATTTGTTTAATATGAAATCGTTGAAAGATTCCACCTGATGAGTTATTAAAGCCTTCCCTCCATTGTCTTTAAAATAACTCTCAATTACAGTCCATGTATACTTTTCAAACTCATCAAAATTTAATATGGATGTATGATCGTTATAATTTGTCATTTGGTAATAGTTGATGTGTTGTAGCTTACTGTATGTGTAAACTAAAATTGGTGTTTTTAAATAAGAATATACATGACTTAAAAATCTTAAAGTAAAATCAATTTTTTTTAAAATTAACAGATCTACAAATATGTGTTTGTTTGTTTAAAAAATATTCATAAATTGTAACACAATAATATGAATGATAATTATGAATATAGTGCAACAAATATTCAAACACAGAATGAAGATATAATATTAACAAGTTCTTTACACAAATTACTTGATAAACTGGCAAAAAAAGGTTGTTTAGAAATGGTTTTTAGTAGATTTCCATATTACAATACGAAGTTACAATGTAAAAGATTGGCTATACAATCACAAGAAGGTAATTGTGTTGCATTTTCCTATTATATGAAACATTTATTAAAAAAACACAAATTAAAAAGTTTCATAGTTGGTGCCAAAGTTCCACCAAAATTCTCTAGAGAAGGCTACAAAGATATTAATCATTCAAGTGTTGTATTTCCTTTTGCAAACGGTATTGCGTTATTCGATACGGCATTTTACTTCCACAAAGCCATTATTTTAAACAAGCAAAACAATTATGAAAATTGCCACACATTTAAAAATGTTTACACAAAATCCAATGATGTATGGTGTTTTAAACTAGCTGATGATAAGATAACAGTAAATATAAATGGATTTGATGTTGATGCGTATTACAACATTAAAGAACTAACAAATCCTTATAAATCAATTACAATACATACTAATAAAGCAGATAAAACAGTTTTTCGATGCGAGGTTGATAAAAACTTTATTTCAAAATTCTATTACAAAATAAATCTTAAGAATAACATTCTTAGTGTTAACTCAACGACTCAATATCATACAAATATAGATCTAAACTCTTTTCTAAATACAACACAACAAGTTAAAACAAAACAACTAAAAACATGGATACTAAGTTTGAAATTATCCAAATCTCAAAAAACAAAAATGTTTATTGATATTTTCTCATTTATAAAACTTAATAAACTGACCTAATAAACTAAAACCTATAGTGAATATTAAAATATTACAGAATCTTCAAAGTCTAATAAACACTCTTCTTCCTCATTACACTCTTCTTCCTCATTGCACTCTTCTTCCTCATTACACTCTTCTTCCTCATTGCACTCTTCTTCCTCATTACACTCTTCTTCCTCATTACACTCTTCTTCCTCAGCATCCTCAGCATCCTCGTTAAAATCTTTTTTACAAATCGGACATTTTGCATTCATTTTAAACCATTTATCAATACAAAGTTTACAATATATATGATTACATATAGTTTTTACAAAAACGTTATCATGATTTTTCTCATTACATTGTTCTAAACATATAGCACAAGAGATGTCTTTTTCACAAGATTGTGTAACTGCATTTAAATTAATAACACTATAAATGTCAGAGTATTCCTTTTTTAAAGGAATTAATACATCGCCACCATACATATCCTGTAATTGCAAGTTTGTTTCATAACTGTTTGGAAAATCGTCACCAAATAATAAAGGAAGTACATTCATAGTTTCATTTAGAGTTTCATTTACAGAAACACTTAAAGGTATACGTATGTTGCTATTTTGCATTGCATTAATAACTATCCGAGATGTTTGGTTATGATTATTATTTAAACCAAAAAATGTTCGAATATTTTGGTCGTCTTGATCAGAAAGAATAAACCTTCGTATTGTTTGATTCACATAGTTATTAGTCACAGAATGTATAAAACAATGCTCCAAATGATCTGTATACTCTTCGAAATGTATGTTCAAATTGCAAAGCTCACATGGAATTAGGACATGGTTATTCGACATTGTATAACATTTATATAATTTATATTTAGGTATTTCCTTTAACTAAAAGTATAGAAAATCAATTTAAACGATATCGGATAAGTTTATTTGTAAGTGTATATTTTTTGGTAATAACATATTCATAAATGTCAAAAACAAGTATATTGTTAGAATATTTAGAAATTCATAATGATTCAATAAATAAATATGGGATACAAACCGTAGTATTTATGGAAGTCGGTTCTTTTTTTGAGATTTATGCGGTTATTAATGATGATGAAAACATTGGTGCTGATATATACGAGATATGTAATTTATTCAACATTCAGGTTACCAAAAAGAACAAGTCGATTGAGAATGTAACACGCTCTAATTATTTAATGGCTGGTTTTCCGAATCATTCTTCACAGAAATTCATTGATATTATGGTAAATAACAATTATACTGTAGTGATTGTAGAACAAGTTACTCCACCACCTAAATCGATAAGAAGTGTAACAAAAGTTATAAGTCCGTCTACATATGTAAATGTTATTCAGAAATATGAATCAAATATAATGATGTGTTTTTATATGGAAAAAGTCAAATCTTTTAAAACCAAAATAGAGTATCATGTTTTGGGTTGGTCTTCTTTTGACGCATCAACAGGTATTTCTAATTGTACAGAAGTGACTTGTTTTACAGATGATAAATTATTGGTCGATGAGATTTATCGTATTATCCTCTCATATAATCCAAGAGAAGTCGTTTTTATAAGTGTCGAAGATAAGGACAATACATTCGATGGTACTAAATTTATATCTACATTAGATTTGACCAACTGTTGTATTCATAATAAGATACATCAAATGAGTAAACAGTACACCCAAATTAAATATCAAAACGAAGTGTTAAATAAAGTTTTTACAAATCATGGTATGTTATCCGTGATTGAGTATATCGATTTAGAATTCAAACCTTATGCGTTGATCAGTTTTGTTTATATGATTCAATTTATATTTGAACATGGTGAACAATTGTTGTTTAAACTGAAAAAACCCGTAGTAACATGTAAAGAAAATGAAAATACTATGATTATCGCAAATAATGCTCTAAGTCAGCTGAATATTATAGGTAAGGAATATAATTTATTGCAATGTTTAAATACATGCAAAACATCCGTTGGTAAGAGGTTTTTCAAAAAAACTCTGCTGAATCCTATTGTTAACATTGACGAATTAAACAGAAGATATAGTACTATTGAATGTTTTCTCTCGAATCTTAAATCTTTGAAAAAGATAGCTCTTAATCTTTCTAATGTTATTGACATAGAAAGAATGTTTAGAAAAATTGCATGTAATCAAATTCAACCATGTGAATTACATTGTCTTATTAATTCTATAATACATGTAAACGACATATTCGTTAATATTTATAAAATTAAAGATATTAGTGATAATGTTACCGACTTACAAGAATATGTAACTAAGAATCGTTATGATTTTTTCATTAAAAATATTAACGAACACTTAGATATAGACCTGCTAAGCAAATACAATATTGATAATATAAATGAAAATATATTCAAAAAAGGTGTTTACAAAGATATCGATGAACTCATACATCATAGATGTTTAATTTATGATAAACTAAATGAGTTGGTTACCTTTGTTGATAAAAAAACAGAAATGACTAATTGGCTAAAAAAGGAAAAAAATGATAGAGATGGGTTTCATTTCTTGATCACAAATAAACGATGGAAAACCCTACAAGATTATTTAGCAAAACAAGAGTTATGTGATGAAGTCAAACATTTGAACGCTTTGACTTTATTATCACAAAATGGCAGCAATATTCGTTTAAGTAGTGAATACATTAAATCGATGAACAACGATCTACAAAATTATAACGATAAAATTCAAAAAATGTTAGTTGTAAATTTTAAAGCTTTTGTAAATGATATCCATGATGTATATGGTAAAGTATGGTTTGATTCCATTGTAAAAATATTGGAAAAAGTAGATTTTTTCTTAGCTTGTGCAAAAAACGCTGAGTCACAATGCTTAACAAAACCAACCATTGTAAATGATAATAATGACGATATTAGTAGTTTTGTTGAATTAGAAAGTGTTAGACATTTAATTATTGAAAATGTACAGAAGGACATTGAGTACACACCAAATAACATTATGCTTGGCTCTAGATCCGCAATCAAAAACAAAGGGGTAGTTTTATTTGGTGTAAACGCATCTGGTAAAAGTAGTTTTATGAAATCAGTAGGACTCGCAATAATTCAAGCACAAGCAGGAATGTATGTACCTTGTAAAAGAATGAACTATAAACCATATAATCATATATTTACAAGAATTCAGTCATCGGATAATATCTTAAAGGGATTGTCTACATTTTCGAATGAGATAAGTGAATTACGAAATATATTCAAATGCATTACATGTAATAGTCTGGTCATTGGAGATGAATTATGTGCAGGTACTGAATCTATATCTGCGTTATCGATCGTAACAGCTGGAATAGAAACATTAGTGAATATGAACACGAGTTTCATTTTTGCAACTCATTTACATGAACTGAACGAACTTGCTCGAGTAAATAAAATGTTAGAATCATCAGACATAGCTATAAAACATCTAAGTGTAGAATATGATGAATTAAACGGATGTTTAGTTTATGATAGATCAATAAAAGATGGTCCAGGGTCATCGTTATATGGTTTAGAAGTTTGCAAAGCGATGAATATGAACCCTACATTCATTCATTTAGCCAATACAATAAGACATGAATTGCTTTCTCATACCGATTCTCATGAAATGGTAAGGCATAAATTGTCAAGATATAATAACAAGGTTGTTATTGATAGTTGTGGTATTTGTCATGATTCTAATAATGATTTAGAAACCCATCACATTAAATTTCAAAAAGATGCAAAAGAGAATGGTTTTATAGATAATAGATATCATAAGAATTCTAAATTTAATTTAGTTCCATTGTGTCAAAGTTGTCATAATAAGGTTCATAATAATGAATTAAACATTTATGGGTGGAAACAAACAACTAGTGGAATAAAATTACACTATCAAATTACACTATGAAATTTACTCAAAGAATATATTTTAAAAAAATTGAATTAGAGTTATTTTATTAATATTTTGTTAATAGAAAAGTTATTATCAAAAGATAATTATGTATTCGTGTAAACAAACGAGATCTGAACTATTAAAGATTTGTTCAGAATTTAAGATAAAGAGCTATACTTCAAAAAATAAAAAACAATTAGTTGATATTTTAAACAAACATAACAAAGATATTCAACATAACGAAGATATTCAACATAACAAAGATATTCAACATAACGAAGATATTCAACATAACAAAGATATTCAACATAACGAAGATATTCAACATAACAAAGATATTCAACATAACGAAGATATTCAACATAACGAAGATAATTATGAAAATGAAAATAAAGATATAATACTGATCCATAATGATTGTATGAACGAGATAGAAAAATTAAAGGAAAACAGTGTAGATTGCATAATTACGGATCCACCATATTTTATAGACAAACTTGATAACAAATGGTGTTCTTCTAAGATAAGTAATGACAACAAAAATAGTCATATAAAACATCTTCCAAAAGGAATGAAATTCGACAAGAACCAAGTAAAGAAATTATATGATTATTACTTAATGGTTTCAAAAGTATTGTATGAAAAATTAAAACCAGGTGGATACTTTTTATCGTTTTCGTCACCTCGTTTATATCACGCAATTGCTATGAGTTGCGAAGATGCTGGCTTTGAAATACGAGATATGATCAACTGGACATATACACAATGTATTCCTAAAGGGATGTCTGTGTTTCATGTTATTGATAAAATGGATATTAATGATCAAGAAAAATGTGATTTGAAAGGGGAATATAAAGATTTCAAAACACCTCAAATGAGATCTGTTTTTGAACCAATATGTGTGGCTATGAAACCGATTGGAAATCATACATTTATTCAAAATGAGATCATGTATAAAACAGGCTTGATAGACTTTTCTCAAAAAGTAGGTATTTATAGTGACCATGTTCCAGCAAACATAATAACTACAGAACACATATCGGATGCTTATGATAAGAATTTCATGATATCAAAGCCATCAAAAAAAGAAAAGGGAGAAAATAACACGCATATAACAGTTAAACCTATCAAATTAATGGAACATCTTGTTAAACTCTTCACAAAAAAGAATGCATTGGTTTTGGATCCTTTCATGGGAAGTGGAACAACGCCATTAGCATGCAAAAATAATGAAAGAAAATGCATTGGTATTGAAATGAATGAAGAATATTATCAAATTTGTAAAGAGCGTTGCAATGCGTCAGATAAGTCGTTAGATGTATCCTGATTTTCAACTAAAATTTTAAAAACATCAAAATATTCTTTTATTTGATCAGAAGTCAAACAAATATCATTATTATCAATAGAGTTTTTTAAATGTTTGGGAGTTGGAAACTTAGTTAATGTATCAATGAATATATAATTGTCTCTATATTTTGCTTGAATGGGAGGTTGTAACACCAAATTAGTAGATGTATTGTCATCCGTATTAGGATTTTTATGTCCCAATTGCCATAAATGTATAGGTACATCAATATAATCTGCTTTAATTATTGACTTAATCTTTTCAATTTCTTCATTTTTTTCCGAATTAGTTCCACCATATTTAAAGTTTTTCCTCATTTTAGGTTTGTTGGTTACATGATAAGGATAATCTACATAATATATTGATTTTTTTTTACTTGTTGCTATTCCCCATTGTTCATGTTTATTAAAGAGTTGAATACTGTCTTTGGTTTCAATATTAAATTTTTTTACAAACTCATTACAAGTGTCTCGATTAAAGTAATATTCTTTATAGTGAAGCATTGTAACAAGTGCCTTGCCGTTTTTTGACCCAATTGCAGGTGGTTTTAAAAGATTAACAGCGCAGAATTGTAAGAATTCATTAGGGTAACTAGAAGGTATCTCGACGATTTTCTGAATGTTTATTATGCTACGAATACTCATTTTTATTTTTATAATTATAACAATATTTTTGATAACTACTTCAATTTTTGAAAGAACATGAAAAAAATCGTTAACAAATGATATATTTTTTTTACACATTTAGACAATGTTATAAAAAAAGAAGATACTTAAGAACATGTTCAAGATGTATGTATTTAAATGTCTTTTGTTACACATATACATGCTCTTAAACAAATATATATGTTATTTAGCGATATACATAATGTACAAATAAGAAATGCTTTCATATTCAAATTGAACTTTGAATTGGATAAACTTGTAAACCTTTTAGACAAGACATATTATGAAGCTACAGTAATGAATAATAGAAAAATACTGACAAAAATACACAACGAACGCAATTATGTCATTATGAATACACATGACACTCTGTCGATATTTATGCCTTATGTAATAGCATTCAATCTTGTTCATGGTGTGTGATTTTATATAATTCGATTAACAAATATTCGTATGCATATACTAGTTTACAAACACTAATGAATAATGTTGAATGTTCAAATTTAGCCAATATATTTGTAGCACTTTTGAGTTTTTCGTCTGAAAGTTTCAATTTAAGCAATGCTTTAAAAATTAACTTTGCAGTGATGGAGTGATCTATATTGTAATGGATGATTTTGTAAATAAATGTTCTTGTAATATCTAAAAGTTCATAAGCGTTTTTTATTTTATTAAATCCTTTTAACAAAATATTAATTTCGTTATCTACAAAGTTGAAAATTTTTATATCTTTGATAAAAATATCAGGATCATTGTGAATAATGTATGATTTAAAGTATATATATACATCCTCAAGATTGGTACAATAGTTGTCTATCTTTTTCAAAATATTGGTGGATTCCAAACTTTTGCGTTCATTTTCATGAATGGCTTCATTATGTTCTTGGAATAATGAGGTAAATACGTTGTTCTTTTGTGAGGATTTTAAACAGGGTACTCTTATCATCAAGAATCGGCTTTTCAAAGGATCTATTAATTTTGTGTATTGTGAGATAAATGAAACGAATAAGGAATATTCTTGGTTTTTTTCTATTATTCTTCTTAATCTATATTGGCCTTGATGTGTTATTTTTTCAATATTCCATAAAATGAATATATGTTTACTGTGAAGAACATTTCGTTGCGATACAACCTGTTTTATAAAATCGATCAATGCATTTTTTTCTTTATTAAGGTGTGTTTCAAAATTAATTTGAATAAAGTTTTCAGTGTTTGAATATTGAACATCTATATTATTTATTGTAAAAGTATTATTTTTAAGAAGAATGTCTCCTTCATAATGCAAACCCCATCTCAATACTTGGTAAATATAGGCTTTACATAGACTCGTATCTTGTCCATAAAATAATAGATGAGGTAGATCATACAACCTTGTTTCATTAGAAACTAATTTTAAATTTAATGATTCTAATACAGCTAAAGAAAAGTTATCATAATGTCTTGTTATGTTATTATAAAACTGGTTTAAATGAAAACTATTGATTGACATTTAGTTAAAATAGGTTAATGTATTTAAATCGAGACATTGCATATGGTATACTTAATCTTGATATTAATATCCAATATTCTCCAGATGAAATAAAAAAAGCTTATAAAAAAAAAGCGCTAAATGTCCATCCAGATAAACTTAAAATGAATAAAAGTGATACAAATTCGAATGAATTTTTAAGAGTGAATGCTGCCTACGAGTATTTATCAAAAGATTTCGACAGAGCTTCGTTCTTTTCAAATAGTAATAGGGAATCATTTGATTTAAATTATATGTATTTGTTTTGTAAATTTTGTTATGTTTTAAAGGATTTCGTTAATGATGTTTTAAAAAATAAAAGTCGTTCTGATAAACAGTGGAACAACGATGTGGAATCGGATGATGTATATTATGACGCAAACGAATTCGATTCCGTGAATACAGATAAACATATATATGATATAAATATAACTATTGATGTGACATTACATGAGCTTTATAATGAACATGGTAAAAAAATTAAAATAAAATATCTTGATGAAAACAAACACACAAACATACATGTATTATTAATTCCTTTTATTGATTATCAAACAAAACGATGTTATCCAAACAAAGGTGATTGGAATTGTACGACTAACACATATGGCGATCTTTATGTTTATTTTAATATAACAAATTGTGAAAAATATGTCATAAACCATTGTATTGATAAACATGATTTAGTCATTTCATGTGATATAAGTGTATATGATTATTACAATGGATTTGAGTATACACTAAAGCATTTTGAAGAGGATATCAAAATACAACACACGCCATATAAATCACACAAAAAGGATATTGTGATAAATGAAAAAGGATTACAGGGAAAAACAAAAAGAGGGGATTTATATATTATTTTCAATGTAGATATGGAACAGTGTAATGTAAATACTTCATTAAAAGAATTAGATATGTTTTTTCCTTCCCTGTTTTAAATAATTTGTTAATAAAATTAATAATACAAGCAATGTGTGATAAATTTATTGAGAAACTTATTAGTAATATGAAAAACAGTAATATAGAGTATCACTTACAAAATGTATATTTCAAAACCATAAAAAATATAATAGGTGACGATATTATAAAACGAACTATAAATGATATAGGAAATAGGAATGACTACATCGGTGTAAATATATTTAAAACAAAATGGAAAAGAAAATGTTTTATAGTTACAAACAATCAAAACAAAATTTATGTAGAATTTAATTACAAAGACAACGCTGATGTAGTCAAATTTAAACCAATCATCAATTTCATGATGATATGTATTCATCAAATACATAGTATATTTCAAAGAAAAAGTAAAAATTTTAGAATGATTTTCTATTTGTCAGAAGAAAAAAAGAAATTTGATAAAAAATCGATTATAAATGGGGAACTGATTAATGCAAATTCAATAAACACCGGAGTTACAATATTTTACAATGAATTACCTACGATCGTGGTATATAGAAAAGAGGAGCTACTAAAAGTGCTTTTTCATGAGCTTTTACATTTACATAATACTCATCCATTAAATGAATACGATATATATTATGATAATATATGCAAAACAAATTGGAATATTGTAAGGGATGGATCTTTAAATTTATATGAAGCATATGTGGAAGTGTTTGCCGTTATTATACATTCATTTATATATGCGTATTGTCATCACAAAGACAAAATTACCCTTAAAAAATTCCAATCAGTTTTTAATAGAGAAAAGAAGTATTCACAAGATATTTTGGATGATATAATTACATTAAGGGGTAATAATTATTTGCATGAAAGTACAAACATATTTTCATATTTTTTTGTTAAATGTGCAATTTTTCAAAATATGGATCTGTTTTTTGAATCAATTGACAAAGATAACTATTGTATTATTGATGGAAATGAAACAAAATATCTTCGAAATATGTTAGAAAATATGAAAAAAATAAAAAAGAAAATAAAAAGGACCTCTTTTAGAATGACCATATCTGATATAGTAATATAAACATATTTAAAGATACCTATCATTAACAATTTAAAATATCAGTAACAATCATGCCACCTAAAAGGGTAAAGAAAATTGCTGAGCTTGATTCTAAAATTGTTGATACTCAACCTAAAGATGTTAAGAAGTCTGTAAAAAAAACCGTTTCTAATAAACAACCGGTAACAGTTGAGGAAACTAAACCGGTAGCAGTTGAGGAAACTAAACCTGTAGCAGTTGAGGAAACTAAACCTGTAGCAGTTGAGGAAACTAAACCGGTAACAGTTGAGGAAATTAAACCGGTAACAGTTGAGGAAATTAAACAAGAACCAGAACCAGAACCAGTTGAGGATACTAAATCTGATACTGATATTAAGTCGGACAAGTCTGAAACAGAGAAGAATGCCTTTATTACGAAACTTAATCTGTTTACATCTAAGGTTGCTGCTATTAATCGCGAGGTAAGGGAGCTTCAGACTATTGGTAGGACTTTGGAGAAAGATTTTACACAGGTTATTAGAGCCATTTCTAAACAGAAAAGTAAGAATCGGATTAACACGGAGAATCGTCCTCTAAGTGGTTTTGCGATGCCATCTTTGTTGAGTAAGGAGCTATATTCATTCTTGAGTATTGAAGAAGGTACACGCATCCCTCGTAAGGATGTAACTAGAATGTTGAACGAATATATTAAACGAAATGATCTTCGAAATGAGAAAGATAAAAGGCACATTATTCCCGATGCTGCACTAACAAAGATTTTTGGATGTAAAGAATCTGATACTGTGACATACTTTAATCTACAAACTTATATGAAGCATCATTTTATCAAGGAGATTAAACAACCTACTACTACATTTGAACCTATTGCAGTGTAAGTAAGAAAAAAGGGTTAGTTTTCAGTTGTTTTGTGTTGTTTTTTTTAATTATATATGATTAAAAAAAATCTTATATTATAAATAAATATTCATGTCTAAATTGATTAATGAGGAGTTAAAAAGGAAAGCTGTTGATATGTTAAGCTCAGCAAATCCAGCGGTGCTATTTTTATCAAATTTAACAAAAAAAGAAAAATTCTCCACCAAAGAACATTTTAAAGAAAGTACAGGTGGAGGCGTACTTGTATTTTTCATTTTATTGCTTTTTGTCATATATATGATGGCTATGATTGTAACGTGGGTACGTCTTGTTTTCATTGCATCAAGCTGTAGTATAGGAGAGGGTGTTGCTGCTTTTTTTGTAACATCGACCTACACTTTGTGGAAAATGGGAACATTAATACAAAATGATTGTAAAAAGGGTTTATTTTAAATTAGGTATTATTATTGGTCCCAACCAAAATATTCAAGAGCTCTCAATGAAGCATTAATTTCAGCAGTTTTTCTGTTTTTTCCTTTACCAGTTGAAATAATCTCATTATTAGGATTTTTAATACAAATTGTATGAATTTTTGTATTATCCTTCTCAGTTATGTCTAATTCCAATAACTTTGGTATCCATTGAAAATTGTGCTGGCAATTTTTTATTAGTTTATCTTTAGGATTTACCTGCTGATTAACTAATTTGGAAAAATCAATATATGTTTCTATTGTATCTATAATAAATTCTCTTACAATTTGGAATCCTGTTCCAGATGTTTGTAATGTAGTCATTTTTTTACATTGTATATCATTATACGAGTTGAAATCAATATAAATAGCACCAATAAGAGCTTCAAATGCATCTTCCAAAATTTTTACATTAGCACGACCATTGTTGGATTCGATCTGTTTACTTATTATGATATGCTTTCCTAAATCAAGTTTTTTAGCTAAAAATCCTAACATATTACCATTGACTAACCGTGTTCTCATGATCGTTAAAAAACCTTCATTTACACTAGGATATCTCTCAAAAAGGTAATCGGCTACAACAAGATTGAGTACTGCATCACCCAAGAATTCTAGTCGCTCGTTTGATTCCTCTTGTAATGGTAAACAATTATTTGGACATTCTACATTTCCACTAATGAAGTTTTCATTTTTTCTTGTACAATATGATTTATGTAGTAATGCTTTACGATAAATGGAAATATCTATAGGGTCTTTAGTCATATTATGTAACTCGAGTATGTTTTTAATCGTTTCAATCTGTAACAGTTTATTCTGTGGATTAAAAGGTGTCTCATTAAGTGATGTCATTGTGTATTAAGTAATATAATAATATACAAGTTTTAACAATATCAAGTATAATATGTATAAGTCTTTAAGTATAATTCAAAATCAAATTTTTACTAAAATGTAAGAACTAAGAATAGAATATATCAAAAATATATGTATATAAACAAAAGAAATGTCAACCGATGTAAATACAGATGAGTGGGTTTCAAGTATGTCCAAAACTTTTCCAACATGGATAACTAAAACTTTTAAAAAATATTCTACGAATAGAACTGAAACTGAAACTGAAACTGAAGTTGAGGGCTGTAACATAACAAAAGAAAGATTCACTCTGATGCCACATCAAGAGTTCATTCGTGATTATTTACAACATAAAAGTCCGTATCGTGGACTATTATTATTTCATGGTTTAGGTGTTGGGAAAACTTGTGCGTCAATCGCAGTTGCTGAAATGATGAAAAATACTTCAAGATCTGTCATGGTCATGTTGCCTGCATCTCTAGAGATGAACTATAGAAATGAGATAATGAAATGTGGACATGAACAATATTCATTAAATCAACATTGGAAATTTGTTTCGATAAAATCAAAGACTTTCGAAAAAGTGGTTGACGAGTTTGGTGTAAGTTCAGATATTACAAAACGAATAGGTGGAATTTGGAAGACAATGAAGAAAAAATCTCCAAATTACAAAGAGCTAACTTCTAATGAACAACAAAACATTCAACAACAGGTACATTCTATGATATCTTCAAGATATGAGTTTTTCCGATACAATGGGATGAAAATGAAAAAATATAAGGCTATGACTTCCGCAAAAAATATTTTCGACGATAAATTGGTAATAATCGACGAGGCACATCTATTTATATCAACAGTAGTTAACAGTAATAGTAAAAAGGAGCAACAAAAAACAAATAAAGAAGAAAATGAGCTGTCAATCACGATATATCGAGATCTAATAAACGCAAAGAATGTGAAACTTGTACTATTAACCGGTACACCTATTATTAATTATCCAAAGGAAATTGCATACACACTCAATCTTTTGAAGGGTGTAACAACAATATACAAAATACATTTTAAAAATCATTTTACTAATAACTTTTTGTTACAAAACCATCCAGATGTAGAATATCACGAAATTAAAGAAAAATCAGGACATAATCGAGTTGAACTTGTTCTTACACCATCTGGATTTCAAAAAAATAAGAAAGGCCTTCTTGTATATGTGGGTGGAAAAGAAACTACAGATGTAGAAAGAGTTGCTTCCATCGTAACAGATATGAAAAAATCAGGTGTTTTAATCAGTAACTATTCTGAAAAGAAAGATTTCTTTAAAGAAAGAATTAAGTTATTTCCAACGGAAAAAAATGATTTCGATGATTATTTTATCGACTACGAAAAAAACGAAATTAAAAATGAGGATCTGTTTATGAGACGAATGATAGGAATAGTCAGCTATTATGAGAGCACCGATATGTCGCTTTATCCCAGAAATTTAGGCGAACAAACACAAGAATTATTCTTCTCAGAGCATCAGTTTAATAAATATGCACTAAAGCGTGACGAAGAAATTAAAAAAGATGCAAAAAATAAAAAGATTCAAAAAACTGGTTTGTTTCAAACATCTGGCGTCTTTAAAACATTCTCACGCATTCTATGCAATTTTTCGTTTCCTGAAGAAATAGAAAGGCCTTTTCCAAAAAAACGCTTATCTTATATGAATGAAGAAATAGATATTGACGAAGATCTTCAGAACGATATAGAAAATTACGAAAGTAATTTGTCCACAAAAAATATAGCCAAAAAAAAATATGAAGTAAAAATTATGAAAGCATTCAAAGAACTTGATGAAAGAAGAGACGAGTTTTTAACAAAAGATTTAAAATTATACTCACCAAAATTTGAAAGAATCATAGAGAACATGAAGAAAACGCCTGGAACATCTTTAGTATATTCACAATTCAGAACGATGGAAGGTTTGGGTATTTTTGGATTGGCTTTGAAAGCAAGAGGCTATGCCGAAATGAAAATCGGTATTGAAAAAAATAAGGTACATATTCATGTTGCGGAAGAAGATTACCTCAAGCCTAAATATGCCTTTTTTTCAACAAACAAAGACATATCTAATATAATCTTAAAAATATTCAATTCTGAATTAGATTCGTTGGATTCAGATGTGCGAAAAAAATTATCATTAATGGATAGTGAAGGAACTAAAAATGATAATCTTCGTGGTTCGTTGATAAAGGTTATCATGATTACACAATCTGGTTCCGCAGGTATATCTTTGAAAAATGTGAGACAGGTTCATATAATGGAACCTTATTGGAACAAATCACGTATTGATCAAGTTATTGGTCGTGCAAATAGAACTTGCTCTCACCTTGCTTTACCTCTAAAAGAAAGAAACTTTAGTGTATTTATGTATCGTATGAAAATGACTGAACTACAGGCAGGTAAGTCTAAGTTTATAAAATCAGCTGATAAAATGAAATCCACAGATCAAGTCATTTACGAACTATCGAAAAGAAAAGACACTATAATTTCCAAACTCCTTAAGGTTATTAAAAGAGGGTCGGTTGATTGTTCCATACACAAAGGACTTAATAAAGATATAGAATGTTGGTCGTTTCCCTTAGATGTTAATGTTTTTGATAGAGCGTATTTATCTCGTATTGAAGATGATTATCATAACATAGACCAACAAGCTATTTCTAAGATTAAGGTAAAACCATATAAAGTTATTATTGATAAAAATGAATACATTTGGATATCTGATACAGATGAGTTGTTTGATTATCAAATGTATGCAAAAAGTGGTGTATTAGATAAGGTCGGTTTGATGAAAAATAATAAGAATGGATGGTATAAATTAACACTGTTTAAGAAATAAAAGTATTAACAAACACACGATTATTGTTCAAAAAACTAAAATAATAGTATAATTAAACATTATTAAGTAATTTTAATGATAAGACTATTAAATAAAGATGTATTTCACAATAAAGAAGATAATATTTTAAAAACAGCTATAATTAATAATAGTACCTTTGTAATTTTAAATCTCTTGAGATTTATTGTTACATATAAACAAGCTAATTCTTTTAAATTACCAGAGCTCTTTCAGCTTTCTTTGAATCAACCTATCAAGAACGAGCAAATTGGGTTATGTTTACTAGAAAAGATCGTATCTTTATATCCAAGTGATTCAATTGAAAAGAACGTGTTACTCATAGCAGCTATACAAGCTAATTCACTCAATATCGCAAGACGATTACTAATATTTGGTGCTAATCCTAACTATATAGATGGTACAAATACATCATTTTTATATTATGTTCTGGAAACTGAAAATTCTGATTTACTTCAGTTACTAATAGATCATTATAATATTAATGTTAATGAAATATATAGAGAAGAAAATATCATATTTCATGCAATTTCTAAAAACAACAGTGAACTATCCAGTATTTTGATTGAAGGTGGGACAAACATTAATTGTAAAAATGTAAAAAATGAATTTTTGATTGAAGCTTATATAAACAAAGGATGGTTTATACATGTTAAACATATTTTGGAAAAAGGATTCGATCAACTCTATAATGACGACCTGTTGTTCCTTAGAATGTGTAAAAGCGCCTTAAACAGAAGATCAACTATTATATTTCATTTAATTATGACAAATTATTTTGCTACAAAAATAGCACGATGGTGGAGGAGAATAAAAAGAAAGCTGTAAATCATGTTTTAAGATTATTTTATTCATTGTTGGATATTTCATTCGAAGCGATCACTTCTGAATCGTTAACAAGTAACTCGTGTTCATTAATAACATTTTGTTCGAAAATAGAGTCAATTTGAATGTATGTGATTTCAAATTTGAGCAAGTGTTCTGTCATATTTTCAAAAACTTCTTCATTATATTTTGTAAATTTAATTTGAAGTTTGTTTAATTTGTTTAATGGAGACTGAAAATATTTTTTCGCTATAAAATCTTTACCAGAAATCCTGCTTAATATTGAATCCGATAAGGGTAATTGTAAAAACGCACTCTTAGAATTTTTCTTGATTGATATGTTTTTAGTGTCAAACTCTTCTATATGTAAATTTACATAAGTATCGTCGACACCCACAATATCTGGTTTGGAATATTGAGCATACATAAATTTTATTTTAAGAATGTTTCTTAGTAGAATGTCAAGCTCTATAATATATTCACTTGGATTTGGGAATTTTATTATATCTCGATCACGACTATCAACAATCAAATATGTTTTATTTGTTTTTGGGATATTTAATTTAACATCCCCTCTTAAACTACCATTATTGCTCTTTTCGATGTCTTTTATTGCTACATGATGACTATTTTTAACACTCGGTGTATCTTCTAATTGCATAAATTGTTCAGTAGTGTTATAAAACTCTTTTGGATGTTTTTCAGAGTTTTGTTTATAAATATCAGATAACCAAGTCTTGTCCACATTATCATTTTCGTATGAGGTCTGTTTCATATCACGCGAATGCTCTAAAGAATGCAGCATTTTCACAAAATCAGCTGTACATAAGGCTTGATCTGTACATACATCAGATGGTAACGGTGTATGAGAAACACGCGACTCTCTTTCGTTGGTTCTCAATTCAGATATCTCAGTGAATTGTTTATTTACATCATTTGAAAATAATCCACCACTATTCTTACTGGACTGTGGTCTATCACTTTCGTACAAGTGTATAGTTTTGTCCTTATGTACCTCTCGATCTCGATTTAATGATGTGTTGTTTAATTTAGATTTATCCAAACTTAATTTTTGTTTTATCACATTTTTTACAATAGATAATGTTATTTTGTTCAAATCAAGTAACGGGATGTTGTGATTTGCAGAGTTGTCAGTCACTCTCATCATTGTTTCATAAATAATTTGCTTAAGTTTAACATCGGAATGATTTTCAATATTTATTGAATATCTTTCAATCATAAACTTTTCAAAAATACTCATAAGATTTTGTAAATTTTCAATGGACATAAAGTTTAACGATTTATCCATTGGATATTATTTTTAAAATTAAATATATTATATTTTCTTATAGTTAAACTACAAATATCATCATGGCAACAAATTCAATGAACGAAAGTTTTCAGAGTTTTTTTTCGGATGTGCGAAGTAATCCGTTTATCATACCATTACCAGAAAAAGGAACAGATAATATAAAATACATTAAATATTTGATCGATAGTAGAGACAGAAATAAAACCGTGTTTCCTTCGTCTTCAACATATGATGTGGATTTATATCAAAATCTTAATAATATCGTATCATTAGAACTTATGTTAGCAGATGTGCCTTTTTCACGATATCTCATTCATAAGCATAACAATACATTACATTATTCAACGGGTACAACAACTGAAGAAAATGTAGTGACCATTGAAGAAGGCGATTATGAAAACGATATCAATTCTATAATAACAGCTTTAGATACAGCTCTTCCAAATGGTATGAATATCACATTGAATACAAAAAACAAAAAAGTTACTTTTACAAGCGATACACAGTTTACACTAAACTTTAAGGGTAATACTGTAAATAATCTAAATAATCCAGGAAGTAATAATATGGATGTTTCTATGAAATCTAATTCTATTGGTAAAGTTATTGGATTCGGTATTGATAATTATACATCAATAAATAATATAAGCAAATCAAACTACGAAATTGTCAGTCCGTATCCAATATCTTTCAATATTGAAAAATACATCGTAATGCGGGTTAAAAGAGCGAAAGTGTATACGGCAAATAACAAACCAATGGATGATTGTTTTGCAATTTTGAACAATACATCCAATTGTGAGCCAAACAATAATTATGTTACTTCGGTTGTTAAACATTTCAACCCACCTTTATCTGATTTTAAAAAACTTAGCATAACCTTTTATGATTACTACGGTAACATCTATGATTTCAATAATAGAGATCATCATTTTCAAATGAAATTTGGCGTTCTTAGAGAAGGTCGACGATTATGAATTTTAAAATACGGAAAATAATTTTGCTAACAATATTTTTAAAAAAATAAACTAAATTTTTGGTGTATATAAAATATCTCGATACTTGTGCACAACATCATCATGAATATCTTGTTGTATAATAGATTCGAATGATCGTTTATTAAGAAACTCAATCAAGAAATACAAACAAAACATTCCACATTCAGTATTTTTAAACTGAAATCGTTTTTTGTTTTCTAAAATTTCAAACTTACTTGCAATTTTCTTATCATAATACTTTTGTATTTGGCCTTTCGTAGAATGCATAAATGTTGCTATCTCTTGTGGAGTTTCTGTAGAGTTTGTATCTATGAAATAACACCCGAAGTTTTTCATATGAGGTTTTAAACCAATATACAATAAAACCCAATGAGAACCGGGTTCATAGTGCTTGTCGAGGTTAAAAATGACACCCACTTGATTATATTTAGCTTTAATAAATCTTTCCACATTAAAATTACATAACTCAGGAGAAATACATGAATTGCCGTTACTTTTATAAGCAAAATCAATAGGATGAACTCCTAAAAACTTGAAACTTTTATAATGTTTTTCATATTGATGCATCACATTTAACAAATCACATGTGTTTAACCATTCTTTATCGTTAATGTACCATGTGTCCGGTTTTTGTGGACGAAAAGCTTCTTTTAGTTGTTTTCGAGTATCTTTTGAAATAACCTTCATAAAATCTAAATCAGGCCATTTAGATTCATGTACAGTTAGTCTTTGTTGTAAATCTTTTAATAGGATATGCTTCTTTACTTTAAGAGGACTCTTCTTTAAAGGTTTAGCGTCGTTATATCTTTTAGCAAAGATAAGTAGTTCGTCTTTACTAAAACAGGTTGCATTTTTTTTATAAAGCGATTCATTTTCTGGTGAACAAAAAGAGGCACACATTGTATATCTTTAAGATATAATAACAAAAATTGATTTTGAAAAAGGGTAAAAACAATTAAAATAAAGAATCATACCATAATAACATCAATACAATAAGAGTGTAAAACAGGTCGTTATATTATTGTTTTTTTGAAATTATATTAAAAATATTTTCAAATTATAATTATAATGTCTCTCAAAAATGGACGAAATACTTCTTTCTTCACAGAACATGTCAACCAGTTCAAGACTGTAAAAACAAGCACTTTTACACACACAAGTATAATGAATCCTATTGGATCTTTTTATATACCTGGTGTGGAAGAAGATTCTTTTTTAGATAATTACAATGATGCATTGAAAAAAGGGGAGTTATTACATTTTACAGAACGACATAGAGACATTTCTCCTATACTTATTGATTTGGACTTTCGTTATGAAAATAATGAAAAGAATAAAAACAGACAACATACAATTGAAGATATTAACGAATTCATCAACATATATATCAGCGAGTTATATAAATATGTTGATATTTCCAAATTTGAGGTTTATATCATGGAAAAATCTGGACCAGTATATGATTGTAGAAAGAATGTTATCAAAGATGGTATTCATATTATTATTCAAAATGTAGTTACTAAACTTTCATTACAACTTTTGATTCGTGATAATCTGTTAGAAAAAGCTAATAAGATTTGTAAAAAACTAAATACAATAAACGATATCAATGATATTTTTGATAAAGCGGTCATTGATAAGAACAACTGGACAATGTACGGAAGTCGTAAACCTTATAATGAACCATATGTATTATCCCATCACTATACATACACATTTGATGATGATTGTATTATGGTTTCAAAGATGGAAAACCCTATTTATATAGATACTCCGTGGATATACACAAAAGTGTTAAGTATAAGAAATAAGCTTATTCCAACGAAACATAAAGCTAATGTGAGCGAACTAATAGATGAAACGGAAAATAGGTACCAAAATAACATGACTAAACAAATGGTGATTATGAAAAGTCAACAGACTAAGGAAAATAGAAATTTAAAAAATAGCGAGAATTACGAATTAGCGAAATCATTAATACTTATTCTTAAGAGTGATAGAGCTGATTCTTATCAAAACTGGATCGGTGTAGGATGGTGTGTCCGTAATATAGATAATCGTTTACTTCCCGAATGGATCGAGTTTAGTAAAAAGTCATCAAAGTTTGTTGATGAAAATGAATGTGAAAAAGCATGGCGATATATGAAAGACAGTGGATTGGGTCTAGGGACTTTATGTATGTGGGCAAAAAGCGATAATGTTGATAAATACAATGAAATTATGAGATCTTCGTTATATTCATTAATGTTAACAAGTACAAATGATACAGATTATGATATCGCCATGGTAATATATAATAAATTTAAGCAAGATTTTGTATGTGCTTCGATAAGAAATAGAGTATGGTACGAGTTTAAAAATCATAGATGGGTAAAATGTGAAGACGGTTATGTGTTGAAAATGAAAATGTCTACAGAGGTCTCTAGAGATTATTTGAAACTCGCATCAGAGTTCGCTGCGAAAGCCGCAGCTACCGAACAACAAGAAGAACAAGAACAATTTACCAAAAAGAATCAACTATTGTCAAAAATAGCAAATAAGTTAAAACGAACAGATTTTAAAGATAAGATGTTGAAGGAGTGCGCATCATTATTTTTCAATGAGAAATTTGAAGACGAACTATTGGATGCTAATCCAAACTTGATTGGGTTTGAAAACGGAGTGTACGATCTTAGCAATCTTGAGTTTCGTGAAGGTCATCCCGAAGATTATATCAGCTTCAGTACCAAGATTAATTTTATTGAATATGATCCCCAAGATCAATATATAGAAAGAATTATGGAATTCATGAGTAAAGTATTACCTAATAAGGCTGTTCGAGAATATATGCTAACATTGATGTCAAGTATGCTCGATGGTAACAACAAAGAAGAAAAATTCTATATATGGACAGGTCATGGTAGTAATGGAAAAAGTAAATGTATTGAATTGCTTGAAAAGGTTTTGGGTGATTATGCGTGCACTTTTAATATTACATTATTAACAAGTAAAAGAGTGGGTTCCAGTCAAACAAATAGTGAACTTGTTCGCGCTAAAGGACGAAGATTCGCTGTTTTACAAGAGCCCGAAGAAGGTGAAAAAATAAACGCTGGTTTCATGAAAGAATTAAGTGGTAATGATAAAATTATTGCCCGTGGTCTTTACAAAGAATCTATTGAATTCAAACCTATGTTTAAAATGGTTCTAACTTGTAATCATCTTCCGAGTGTACCTCCTGAAGATGGTGGAACTTGGCGCAGAATCAGACTGGTAGAATTCGATTCGCATTTCTGTGAAAACCCGAATCCGGCTAACAAAAAAGAATTCCATATCGATAGAGAACTTGCTTTCAAGTTTGATGATTGGAGAGAAACTTTCATGTCACTATTGATTCATTATTTTAAAATGTATAAAGATCATGGTATTTATGAACCTACTGAAGTATTACAATGCACTAAAAATTATCAAAGAAGCAATGATGTTCTTGGTGAATTCATGGATACATTCATCATAAAAGATGAAAACAAAGTATTAATATTGGAAGATATGTACAGTGAATATAAAGAATGGCATAAAACTGAAGCAATAGGTACAAAACTTTTACGAAAGAAAGGTCTGAAAGAATATTTTGATAAACATTTTGCGCAATCAATTATGGTTAATGGTGCAATATGTTGGAATGGTTATTGTATCAAGTTATCGTATGGATACGAAGGTTTAGATGATGATAATGAATAAAGTTGTGATATTTAAACGAAATATTGAACATTAAAAAACACTTATTTAAAAATTGATTTGATTTTTTTATTATGTTGTAGAAAGAATACAATCTTACTCGATTATACAAATGGATGCAAGTAATGATATTTATCGTAGTTTTACAGTTATCAAAGATATGCTCACAGATCAAGGAAAGGACATCGACCTTTTAAACTCTATTTCCAAATCCGAGTTGGAAACAATGTTCCGTGTTAATGAAAACATATTTCAAATTCCCGTAAATAACAACATGAAGATTATATATTACATGAACTCAAAGTTTAAAGTTCAAGATCTTAGGAAGTACATTCATCCTGTTGATAATGAAAATATTCAAGAGATTCTTCTTGTTTTTAGGGAAAAAATAAACAATTTTAATGCAAAAAATATTGAAGAATTTGATAATATGCATCTTCAGGTGTTTTTGATAAAAGAGTTATTATTCAACGTTTCCAAACATAATTTGGTTCCTAAACATGAGGTTATTCGAGATCAGGATGAAATAAACAAACTTATACAAAAGTTTAACTTAAAAAGCAAATTACAATTTCCAGCAATTTTAAAAACAGATCCAATGGCGAAGTATTTAAACATATATAGTGGACAGTTGGTGAAGATCACTAGAGTTTCTCCGTCAGCTGGTGAGAGCATTATGTATAGATGTTGTGTGTAAAAAAGTATAAAATATAAATGGCGTAAAACTGATTACAAATTTAAGAGCAATAATATCTAATTATAATATAAAATTATAAATATGGCAACAGCAAATGCTTGGGATTATGAAGAAAAACGTTTTTGGAAAAAAAGTGATTCTCCCTCCACCACCACAGATGGATATGAGAAACTAGTAGAAAATCTTACTAAAATTACAAATTCCGCCAGTGGTGATGTGAAACAACTTATACCAGCTGAACTGATTGATTTTTTTAGTTTAGAAAAATTTGAGGCCGCATTTACTATTTCTGATAAGATTGATGTTGCGAATAATATATTTACTGGCGCTTTTACCGATGAGACTGCACTTTGGAGCCAGTTGACATCTTCTAATAATGACACCCTTAAAAGGTATTATGAGCGTATTCGAGCCATTCCAGAAGTACAAGCCGGTGATAACATGTTAATAAGTCATCTTGCTACAACAGCGGAACAAGTTGTTAAATATTTTACATGGTCTTCTATATTATACACATGTATGTATGCTGGTTCTTCTGTATCTACTACTAAGCCACGTATCCACAACAGAATCACTTTACCAGCTCGTGATGCTAGTATTAATACACTTAATACACTTCCAAGTGGGGAAGATTCAGACGAACTAAGAGCAATCCAATATGCAAATGGTGGTACT